CCTGCTACTATTATTTCAAACATGACAGGCATTCGTTGTGAAGCACTTAAGGTTGCACTACGTGACGATGATAGTCATTTAGAAAGTAATGCATGGATGAGCGAAGATGCATATGGTTATGATGATAAAGATTATTATGATCCTGCAATGGGACACAATAAAACAAACGCAGACAAACGTAAAAAAATTCTTATTGTAGATGATATTAACGATACAGGCGCCACATTTAAATGGATTAAACAAGATTGGCCGAGCGGTTGTTTACCTTCTTCAGAAGCATGGAATGATGTTTGGGGTAACAATGTCCGCTTTGCAGTATTAACAGAAAACCTAAGTAGTGAGTTTGACAGTGTGTCATATCATTGCGATGAAGTTAATAAAGCCGAAGAAGATGTTTGGCTTGTTTACCCTTGGGAGAATGTAGGTGAATATTAAAACTTTTAACGATATACCATGGAAGGATGTGTTAATTGACACAAGAGATTATACTGTATTTCGCGATGGCTTTCCGGTTACAGAAGGACATATTCTTTTTGTTCCTAAAGAAGAAACTTGGGAAAAATTAGAAAAGTGTTATAAGGCCGCATATGCTTGGGGTTATGATTGGGTACAGAAAGGTTACTGTGATTCATATAACATTGGACAGAATGTAGGCAAAGAAGCAGGACAAACTGTAATGTGGCCACACGTACATTTAATTCCAAGACGCAAAGGCGATATGGCAGATCCTAAAGGTGGTGTACGTGGTGTTATTCCGCATATGCAAAAGTATGCTCTTCCTGATCCGAGACAACCAAGTCTATTTCAAGACATAGGAGATTGTGTATAATGTCTGATACTGTAGAAACTATTGAAGTTGGAAAAACTTATGAAATTACTGCTTATCGAAAAAAGAGTTTAGTAGAAGTTGAAATGTTTGAGCACTCTGACACTGGTAAAAGATTAAACACAGAGGTGTTATGGCGTAATGGAACATTTCTTGTTACTCCACAGAATGAAGACGAAGCACAGTTTTTGCAAGAGTCTTTAGGAGAAGATGGCGAAGTTTGGGACTATGAAGATTATGATATTATAGAGTTATGGGACACATTTGATGGTTGTGCAGAAGATTTTGTTTTCTTTGGAAATCACTTTACAGAAGAAGAGCAAGATAAATTAAACGAAGATTATGAAGCACAACTTGAAAGTGAAAACTGGCAAGGAAGATATGAGTTTTTAACCGAAAGAGGTTATGACAGTGATGGTTGTAATTGGACTATTCACGGCGGCATCGAAGCAAGGATAAAGGAAGCAAGTTGAGAACAGCAATAATAGGTTGTAGTCATAGTGCAGGGTATAGTTACTCTCAAACCGAAGGTACACGAGACCGTTGGAATGAAAACAACTGGGCAGAAATTTATATCAACAATCAAAACAAAGATGGTGTAATTTTTGCTTGTCCTGGACGTGGTTGGTATGATTACAGTGAAAGACTTGCTTTTCTATTCAAGAAGTATAACGATATAGACGAAGTTATTATACAACAAACATATTGGAATAGATTTAGATTTGGATTTTCAAATCCCTGTCACTATGAAAATATAGTACCACTTGAGCGTCATATGAACTTAGAAGAAACAAAAGGACGTATCGACTGCTACAATATTAATATGTGGCACGATGAAGGTAAAAGTTTTGATGGTGGTCGTATTACAGTTGCAGGTGATTATGCTGTTAACCCTTCAATTGGTTTTACTTTTGAACCGTTTGATTTGCAAGACCCTAACATACAAACAGATGGTTACCAAAGAATTAAAGCATGGTATGAGTTAATGACTGTCGTATCACAAAGAAGTTTTTTCAAAGAAGTATATCTTTGGAATACACTTTGCAAAGAAAATAATGCAAAGTTAAAAATCTTTGCCATTAATGAGAACACTTGGTTGCCAAATGATCTAAATATCATTGGTGATTGTTCTTATGGTAAAGTTGCTAACCAAAACGTTAGACAGTTTTTGGAAGGTAAAGGAGCAATAGATTCATTTACAATTGACGATGAACATTTTAATTTAGATGCTCATAATCTAATTGCAAATGAATTTGTAACCCAAATAGGATTATGATCGAATTATTAGTATTAATATTTTTTGTATTACTTTTTTGGTTAAAATCATATTTGCTAAACATAGTTAGAAAGGGAAATTAAAATGGCTGATTTAAGAGAAGCAATCAAAAGTGCAGTAATTGAACACGCAAAAGGACACATCGAAAAGCATAGAATCAACGTAGAAATTCTTATGCAAAATACAGCAGGTGTAGCAGAACATCCAGATACTTTGGAAACTATTGAAAAAGAATTGCGTATTATTGCAGACTACGATGATCAATTAGAAGTACTCAAAAAGTATTTTTGATGTATAATATACTTGACAAAAACCTAAATAAAGTATATAATGTAAACAATAATAGACATCCACGTCTATAACTCGGAGAAGTAAATTGAAAAAATATGAAGAAGTAACACGCAGAATCAAAGACGCAAACAAGCGTTATTGGGCAGGCGATAATATTAGTGAATTCATTTATAAAGGTGATAAAGAAGCACTTATTGACGAAGCCACAGAAGCATTTGAATCTGTTCTTGATAGGTTAATTATTGATCGATACAACGATCCAAATTCCCAAGATACTGCAAGACGTCTTGCAAAAATGTATTACAATGAAATAATGAGTGGTAGGTATGAACCTATACCTAATGCAACTGCGTTTCCTAATCATGTAGATGATGGTTACAAAGGTATGTTGGTTGTAAGAAGTGAACTTAAGAGTATGTGTTCACATCATCACCAACCAGTAAATGGTGTAGCATACATTGGTATTATTGCCGCAGAAACACTTATTGGTTTATCAAAGTACACAAGAATTGCACAATGGTGTGCAAGACGTGGTACACTACAAGAAGAACTAAACAATGATATTGCTCGTGAGATTATGAGAGCAACAGGTTCTGAAAACGTAGGTGTATATGTCCAAGCAACACATGGTTGCTGTGAGAACAGAGGTATTGGAGCAAAAAGTAGTTTAACACAAACAACTGTGCTTAAAGGTGCATTTGCTGATGATCCAGGTACCAAGAAAGAGTTTATGGACAATATTAAATTACAACAGGAGTTTGCACGTGATTGAGGAAGGACCTATGAAACAACATATTGAAAGATCTAAGGAAGGTGTAATCAAAGCAGAATACACTACCTACACTGTTAAAGACGGAATGCTTGTTAAAGATACAAGTGTACGTCAATATCAAAAAAACGGTGATTACCACGATTCTTATATTAACGAGCCTTTAGTACAGGTGAAAGAATGAAACTAAGATATTCAGAAGCATTTTATTCTGTACAAGGTGAAGGTAGATTTGTAGGAGTACCGAGCGTATTTCTACGTACCTTTGGTTGTAACTTTCGTTGTATGAATTTTGGATTACCAAGAGGTACTCCAATGCGTGATACTGGAGTTAAATATAATCCAGAAGTCAAAGAATTATTAGACTCGGGTATTACAGAAAAAGTTGACAAGTTTGAGGACTTGCCTATTATACATACAGGTTGTGATACTTATGCAAGTATCTACCCTGAATTTAAAAAGTATATGAAGGATCACACTGTTGACGAAGTCGTTGACTATGTGTTAAGTTTAACACCCGAAGGCAAATGGACTATGTCAAATGGACAAGATGTCCATTTTATATTAACAGGTGGCGAACCTTTGCTTGGATGGCAAAGATTATATATTGACTTGTTCGAACACCAAAAGATGAGAGACCTTAAAAATGTTACATTTGAAACAAATACAACACAAACTCTTAGAGACGATTTCAGAGATTATCTCGGATCTCAAGACAGATTCGAAATTACTTTTAGTTGCTCTCCGAAACTTTCCGTTTCAGGCGAAAGTTGGAGTTCTGCTATCAAGCCTGAAATTGCTCGTAGTTACTACGATGTACCTGGGAGTAATATGTATTTCAAGTTTGTCGTGGCTGATGAACAAGATGTGGACGAAGTTACTAAAGCAGTTGATGAATACCGCAAAGAAGGAATTGATTGCCCTGTATATGTTATGCCTCTCGGTGGTAGGTCGGAAGAATACAAACTCAACACACGACGAGTTGCAGGATTGGCAATGGAGCGAGGCTGGAGGTATACACCCAGACTACACGTCGACATCTTCGGAAACGCATGGGGAACGTAAGCAAGAAAATTTAGATGATAAAGCAAGAAAGGCTGGATTATGATGGATAAACTTAAAAATATGTTTAAAAAGAAATCAACAGATACGAAAGAACTTTCGCATCGTGATTTAATGTTAAAAGAAAAAGAAGCCGCAACAAAGGCTAAAAAACCTTGGGTTGGTGTACTTGATACACAAGTCAACAAAGATAATATTAGAAATGGATTCTTTGAACTTGATTGGAACAATGAGTTTATCGAACAACTTCTTGATGCTGGATACAAAGGTGAAACAAACGAAGAGATTGTTGATATGTGGTTTAAAGATCTTGCAAGAAATGTTCTTGCAGAAGAAGGTATGAATACTGACAGAGGCGCAGGTTATATCAACACAAAAAATTTAGGTGACGGCAAAGCGGAGGTTAAGTAATGTCTTTAGTAAGAATTAAAAGTTATCATCCAGTTACAGAGTTTGCACCAAGTTGGAATATTCCTCTTTGGTTAACTAATTGGACTGATTTAGATCAAGTAGATAAAATTTATAAATGGATTGAAGATAACGAAAAAACAATACTTGATTACGAATACACTAACACAGGTGGTACAGGGTTAGATAAAAAACATATTACTACAAGATTTGGTAGATATAATTTACTTGACCAAGATGAACCTGCATTTAAAGAATTAATTACATTCTTAAGATATTCATATCTTGAATATGTACAAAACGCCCAAATTGAATTAAAAGATTTACAAATTGTATGTTGGGCAAATATTTTAAGAAAAGATGAAGGTATGGAGTCACACGCTCACGGAGCACAACCTGATTCTTATTTAAGTGGTAATATGCATTTTGGAGATTATCATACACGAACTGTTTATCATTCTCCATATGATCCTGAATCAAAAATTGCTTTACCAAATAAAAAAGGTGGTTGTGTAATGTTTCCAAGTTCTACTCCACACTATGTAGAACCACATACAAGAGACGATTTACGTATTAGTGTTGCATTTGACTTAAGACTTACTGGAAGTTTTAATCATGAAGAAATGAACGCTATTCCTTTTATGAATAAAGAAGTACTTACTGAAATTCAAGATAAGGCACAAAAACCGGTTGACAACAACGCCAAGAAATAGTATAATAAAGTCATGTTTAAAGATCCTAAATATAAGCCTGACGAGTATCAAGCGTTAGCGGATTGTATTAGATCTGATCAATTAAGTGCGAAGCAGGTTTATGAAACAATGCAAACTAATCCTGAATTTGCAAAATGGTATGAAGAAAAATATCTTAAGGACGTAAAATGAATTATATTCTTGTAGACACCGCTAATACTTTCTTTCGTGCAAGACACGTTGTAAGAGGTAACCTTACAGATAAAGTAGGTATGGCTTTTCATATTACTCTTAATGGTATTCGTAAAGCATGGCAAGACTTCGACGGCAGTCATGTTATTTTTTGTCTTGAAGGTCGTAGTTGGCGTAAAGATTATTACGAACCTTACAAAAGAAATAGAAGTGATGCTCGTGCGGCTCTTACTGCAAGTCAGCAAGAGGAAGAAGAAGTATTCTGGGAAATGTTTGATGAGTTTAAAGAATTTATTTCAAACAAAACTAATTGTACTGTTTTACATCACCCGCAACTTGAAGCAGATGATTTAATCGCTGGTTGGATACAATCACACCCTAATGACAACCATGTTATTATTTCAACTGACGGAGATTTTGCACAATTAATTGCTCCCAATGTAAAGCAGTACAATGGTGTTCAAGATGTAACAATTACACATGAAGGTTATTTTGATAAGAAAGGTAATCATGTAATTGATAAGAAAACTAAAGAGCCAAAGCCGGCACCTAACCCACAATGGTTACTATTTGAAAAGTGTATGCGAGGTGATACGAGCGACAATGTGTTTAGTGCATATCCAGGTGTTCGAGTAAAAGGCACAAAGAGTAAAGTAGGCTTAATGGAAGCATTTGACGATAAAGAATCTAAAGGTTATAACTGGAATAACTTAATGCTACAACGTTGGGTCGATCATGAAGGTAAAGAACACAGAGTACTTGAAGACTATCAGCGTAATGTAACACTTTGTGATTTAACTGCACAACCAGATGAGATTAAACAAGTCTTAGCACAAGTTATTGCGGATAATAGTAAACCTAAAGAAGTATCACAGGTAGGAATTAAATTAATGAAGTTTTGTGCAAAACACGAACTTAATAGGATTGCAGAGCAAGTACAAAGTTATAGCGAACCTTTAAATGCAAGGTACGTATAATGCAACTTATGGACGAAAACTTTTTAGATGCATATGAATTGATTGGTTGTCCAGAGCCTAATGTTAAAGAGTTTGTAGGCAATTTACCATTAAATTTAGGTAGAGGACTGCCATCAGATGAGTGGTATAGAGAAGATGCCGCTAAAAGAATGGGTAAAATATTAGAGAATTTACCTGTCCAAAATCTAACAATCCAACAAATATTAGGGTTAAATAACTTAGACAATATGCCGGAAGATCCGTATACTTTACAAGCACTAAAAGAAGTAAGCGGAAAAGAAGGGTATAGAGAAATGTTTATACAGGAAATGCAGAAGCGTGACAAACGCGACTATAGAGAAAGAGAGTTTCCTTTAGAGCCAATTCTTGAAGCAATTGAAAACAGGACTTGTCGTCCACCTTTGATTTTAGAATTAAAAAGCGGTCAATACGTAATTGACGGCCGAACGAGATTATATGCGGCGTTAGCCTCTAATAGAGAGTTAGATGCTAAAGTTGTAAACACTGAAACTTTTGGAGGATTAAATGACGAGAATTAAAGCAAACCCAATCGTAGCAGGAAAGTTTTGGATTGTTGAAGAAGACGGTGAACGTATCGGAACTTTATCTAAACAAGAAGATAAAACCTATATGTACTGTTGTAACACACATACAAAATTTTACGAGAACGAAAAACAATTAACAAAAGATGTTGACATCGAATGGGGCATTAAAGATGCTCAAACTGTAACTGCTGATAAAGAAGTTCATGGTTTTAAAACATCTTGTACTCCACATAACAGTATGTATGATGTAAAACGTAAACTTCCACTGTTTACAAAAAGCAAAAAATCTAAATCATTATACTGTGCAGGATACTATATTATTAGATTTGAAAAAGGCTGGGTAAGAAGTTTTTGTCCTAAACTTGTTACTATTGATGGTTATATTTCAAAAGGTCCTTTTAAAGACGAATTAACAATGCGACAAGAATTAAGTAAGGCAAATGCAGATGACAAAAGAGCCGATTAATACATCGCCAATTGAAACATTTATTCAGCAGGTAAAAACTGCTGATTCATCTCAGGCAAAAGAAGTAAAACTTACTATTCAACAAGCAAAAAATCTTGCATTAACATTAGGTCAAGTAAGTGCAAGATTACATGGCGACTTAGAAAAATTTGTAAAAGAAAACGCAGTTAAGGCAGAACAAGAAGTAGTTACCGTTGAAATGGACGGTGGCGGTTTTAAAGAATAATGCAAATTGAAACTCTTTTTAAAACAGATATTTACAAAACAGAAGTTGCTAATCACGAACAAATTAAAACATTTTTTACCCACTCAATAGAAAAAGAATTTAAAGAAAAAGGACCTAACTGTAACTTTTGTAATGTTTATAGTGATTTCTTTCCAGGTGCTCGTCCAATAGACTGGGACGATATATTACCAAAGTACGAAGAAACAATTAGTAAATTTTTAAAATTTTACGGTTACGATATCGATAATAATGATTGGGTAATAGGCGTTGATGCTTGGTATAATGTAACCGGAAAAGGTGGTTGGGGAGAAATACATAACCATCTTTCAAGTCCTCGTACAATACAAGTGTGTGCAGTACACTATATTAAATATGATCCTAAATTACACGCACCTACTATATTTTATAACCCGTCAGCAGACGGAATAAGAAGTACACAACCAACACCTATTGCAGATAAACTACCTGCAAAATACCCTAAAGAAGTAATGCAAATAGACGTAAAAGAAGGCGATATGATCTTTTTTGCACCCTATTTAAACCATAGTATTCCTATACAACATAGCGAAGAACCGCGAATCACAACTGCTTTTAATATAACTATTACCGAGAAATAAAGATAAATATATACGTAGTTTATTATGAGGAAACGTATATATGAGCAGACCTAAACCTAAAGTATTGTTAGAATACATTGATAAAAAGACTTACAAGTCTGATCAAATCCTTGCGGCAGAAGCCATATGGGCAGTATTCTATCAAGGGAAGCCATTTAACTTAAAAACTCAAAATTCACTATCAAGTTTCCCTGGACCAAAGTACAAGAAAGTATCTTTTTCAAATCCAGGACACGCACACAATCTTGCTAAAAAATTAAACACGTTATTCAATAGCACTGAATTTAATGTTGTTAAATTAGACAAGGGCGAAATAGTAAAAGAGGGATAAGATGTACGAATACAAATGTAAAATTTTACGTGTAGTCGATGGCGATACAGTAGACGTTGATATTGATTTAGGTTTTGGAGTTTGGCTAAGAAAAGAACGAGTTCGAATGATGGGGATTGATACTCCGGAATCGAGAACACGTGATAAAGTCGAAAAGAAATTCGGATTAGCGGCAAAGGCTTTTGTTAAAGACAAAATGCCTATCGGAAGTATTCAAGTTTTAAAAACACAAGTAGATAAATCAGGCGAAGACAAAAAAGGTAAGTTTGGTAGAATCTTAGGTGACTTTTTATTTGACGGAGAGCAATTAACTGATATAATGGTTGCTGAAGGTCATGCTGTAGCATACTTTGGTGGAAGCAAAGAAGAAATTCAAATGAAGCATATGGCTAACAGAGAAAAACTGTTACGCGAAGGCAAGGTAAAGTGAACTGGAAAGAAACATACACAAAAATCTTTCTTAAACAAGCAAACATTAGTATAACAGAAGCAACCATGAAACAGTATCTGTCAGAATGGTGGCAGAATACAAGAGTAAAACAAACTGGTGGTTTGCGTTTAACTGATGCTGGATTTTTATTTGTTTCAGATAAAGTAGATTTACAATATTACGAAGTACCATTTCCGCCCGATTTTGAACTCACAACTAATACTGTAATTTGGTTAGATCGTTTTATTACCTGTCCTTATTACCTAACACGGAATATGATTATAGTATTTGACGAAAAGAAAGCACTCGAACTACATCTTTTTAGCGGTGATGTTAAAAAATATGGCTTAACAAAAGCACTAAAAAGAGCCGACGAAGAATTAACTCCTTGATTTTATTGACTTTTTAGTTTAACCAAAATCCAAAAAAATATTAAAAAAAGACTTGACCTTTTGGTATAGTGAGTGTATTATATATACATACTTAGAAATTAAGTAAGGCACTGAAACACAAGGAGTACAACATGGAAAACATCGCAACTCGGACTATTAGTCCAAACAACGCAAAGAAGAGCATTCTTCGAGCATTCAACAAACAACGTCCAATTTTTATTTGGGGTGCACCAGGTATTGGTAAGTCAGATATTATTCACCAAATTGGTGAACAGTTAGACGCACTTGTAATTGACGTTCGTTTATCATTATGGGAACCGACAGACATTAAAGGTATTCCGTATTATGCGGCTAATGATAACTGCATGAAATGGGCACCTCCAGCAGAACTTCCTACTGCTGAAATGGCAAAGAAACATAAAAAGATTATTTTGTTTCTTGATGAAATGAATTCTGCGGCACCGGCTGTACAAGCCGCGGCATATCAATTGATCCTTAACCGTAGGGTTGGTCAATATGTATTGCCAGACAACGTATTAATTGTTGCCGCTGGTAACCGTGACGCCGATAAAGGTGTTACATACAGAATGCCTGCTCCGTTGGCTAATCGTTTTGTTCACTTAGAACTTAAAGTTGATTTTGATGATTGGTTTGCTTGGGCAACTGAAAACAAAATCCACACCGATGTTGTTGGTTACTTGACATTTGCAAAGAAAGACTTATATGATTTTGATCCTAAGTCACCAAGTCGTTCTTTTGCAACACCTCGTTCTTGGTCATTTGTTTCCGAGTTACTCGAAGACGACGATGACGAGAATACCACTACCGATTTGGTTAGTGGTGCAGTAGGCGAAGGCCTTGCTGTGAAGTTCATGGCCCATCGTAAGATGGCATCACAACTTCCGAATCCTTCGGAAATTTTAGATGGTAAGGTAAAAGAGTTAAAGACTAAAGAAATCAGTGCCATGTATTCCTTGACAGTCTCACTCTGCTATGAACTTAAAGAGTCCTGTGACAAAAACGACAAGAAGTTTGACGATAAAGTTAATAACTTCTTACGTTTTGCAATGGATAATTTTGACACTGAATTGGTTGTAATGGGTATTAAACTTGCTCTTACACAATATGAACTTCCGATTGATCCAGACGAAGTTGAGTGTTTTGATGAATTCCATGAACGTTATGGGAAATATGTTACTGCCGCACAGGCATCATAACATTTTGGGTGGGGCATTTTGGTGTCCCACCCAATCTTTTTTGGTTGACATTTATCATTAAATATAATATAATAGTAACATATAGTAAGGAATTAGGCACATGACAGTACAAACAACAGAAAAAGTAGAAACTCCAGATATTGAAGTAACTGATGAACTTCGTAAAGAAGTATTAGATAAAATCATTGTTGCTCGTGTTGGTCTTTTAATGCGTCATCCGTTCTTTGGCAATATGGCTACACGTCTTAAAGTTCAAGAAGCAACTGACTGGTGTCCTACTGCCGCAACAGACGGTCGTAACTTATTTTATAGTGTTCCTTTCTTTGCTAACATGACTAACAAAGAAGTTGAATTTGTTATTGCACATGAAATACTTCATTGTGTATATGACCATATGACACGTAGAGAAAAACGTGACCCTAATGTGCATAATATTGCCGCTGACTATATTGTAAACAATATTCTTGTTAGAGATAAAATTGGCGACAAACCTAAAGATATTCCTATCTACCAAGACTTTAAATACGATGGTTGGACTTCAGAAGAAGTGTATGACGAGATTTATTCAAAATATGATGAAGAAGAATTAAAGCAATTAGGTAAATTGCTTGACGAACATATTGACTGGGATAAAGACGGTGAAAGTGCTGGAGGTAAAGATGGTTCAAAAGGTAAAGGTAACAAGCCATCATATTCTAAAGACGAACTACGTAAAATTAGAGATGAAATTAAAGAGTCTATGATTTCATCTGCTCAATCAACTGGTGCTGGTAATTTACCTGCAGAAATTCAAAGAATGATTAAAGAGTTGACTGAACCTAAAATGGATTGGAGACAATTACTTTCACAACAAATTCAAAGTACAATTAAGAACGATTTTACTTTTAGTCGTCCTGCACGTAAAGGTTGGCACACTGGTGCTATTCTTCCTGGTATGAACTTTGAAGAAACAATTGATATCTGCATTGCTATTGATATGAGCGGTTCGATTGGAAACGAACAGGCACAAATCTTCTTATCAGAAGTGCAAGGTATTATGGACCAGTACCAAGATTACAAAATTAAAATATGGTGTTTTGATACTGAAGTTTATAACGAAGCAGATTTTGATGCCGCAAATGATGATTTAACATCTTACGAAGTACAAGGCGGTGGCGGTACTGATTTCATGTGTAACTGGAATTATATGAAAGAACATGATATTGTTCCTAAGAAGTTTATTATGTTTACAGATGGTTATACTTGGGATAGTTGGGGTGACGAAAATTACTGTGATACTATTTTTGTAATACACAGTAATCATAACAAAAACTTAGAAGCACCATTTGGGATTACAACTCACTATGAAAATGAAACCAAATCCGCTTAACTTTTTTGGGATACGAAGATTAGAGTATCCTGGACCACACTTACAATACATGGAAGTGAACCAAGGTTATAATTTGGATAAAGCCATTATTACATGGATTGAAAATAACTGTAAAAGTAGATATTATATTGGTAGAACTGTTGGTGTAGACAATAATAATACTATCCAAAATAAAGTACGTATCGGTTTTGAGAATCCAAAAGAACTTTCATATTTCGCTTTGGCGTGTCCACTTTTAAAATACAAATAAGTAATTAAGTATGCATATTACTAAATTAACAAGGAGAACGACATATGTCTGATACAAATACACAACCAACTGCTCCTGCCGCAGGTGCACCAGCACAAGGTGGTTCAGTTGAGTTAACTGTTCAAGATCTAAATACTCTTAGAACTGTTATTGATGTTGCTACTCAACGTGGCGCATTCAAAGCCAATGAATTGGCGGCTGTAGGAACAACTTATAATAAGTTAGATACTTTTTTACAGCAAGTTCAAAAACAACAGGCTGACGCCGCAAAAGCAAAAGAAGCAGAAACAACTGCTCCTGCTTCGGCTCCTGTAAGTGGTGCTGACGCTTCAGCGGCATTAACAGGTGAGCCTACACCGGAGACAAAATAATGGCTATTAAACATATTGGTAGACTAAAATCTAATAAAAGAAAAGTTGCTGTTGCGTACAGAACTCTTCCTGGAGATGCTCATAGTGCATTAGTAGTTTCAACTGAAAATTTAACTGATGCAGATCATGATGTATTGATGCAGATGGTAGAATCACCTGCAGGACAATCAGCAAATGAGTTAGCAGAAGCAATGGCTCGTACACGTCTGTCAGACGGTAGTGTAATGTTAGCACGTTTTCACAACCAAGGAAAACTAACTAAAGTTGCAACATCAGAAGTTATTATGACTCCTGATAATAACACTACTCTTCAGTTAGACGAACTGAATAAAATTATTGCAGAGCAAAAAGGTGTTTCTATTGAGGATCTTGCAATTAAAGATGATACTCAACAAGTAGCAACTGCTCAAGCAGTACCAACAGGTGACGCAACTGCTCCTTCAAATGAACCAGTAGCGGCTTCTACAGATGGCGCTGTACTTTCAGATGAAGACCTTGCTAAATCATATCGCTCTCAAGCAGATAGATTAAGTAAAGAAGCGGCGCAGTTAAGACGTCAAGCAGAGGAACTTGTACCTACTAAGAAAAAGACCGTTAAGGCTTAACTTAGATGGGGGCCAGGAAATTAAAACTTCCTGAAGACGTTATCAGACATTGGCCTGAAGTATTCAAGGATATAGATGTTAAAACTGTACCCCTTGAATACCTTCAGCATATTGATGTTACGTTTAAGAACAGGAAAAAATGGATTATAGACTGTACTCCAAATATCTCTCCTACAAACTTTGAGAAGGAAATACGCGATCTATTTGAACAATATGGCCCACAAATTAAGGCTGTAGACTTTGCAATTGACAGTCGTAAACTTAAACAAGATATACAGAAGGGTACGCAAAAGGTGTTTAAAAACGCTAAAATACGTAAATAATGTATATTATTAAAAGAAGTCGGAAAGCATAAATACATATAGCATAAAGACTTTAGGAGTTTGTAAGTATGGCACTTAAAATTAGAAGAGGAACAGAGGCGGAAAGAGCGGCCTTAACTGGTACTAACCCAGCATTGGGTGAGCCTATTTTTGTTACGGATACAGGTAAACTATGGGTTGGAGACGGCGTTACTACAGGTGGCGTTCAAATTAATCCAGACCTAAGCATTAGTAATTTAACTGATGTAGATTCTTCAATTGCTCCAGCAAACGGCCAATTACTTACATGGTCAACTCCAAACAGTCAGTGGGAAGCACAAACTTTATCAGTTGTGCAAGACCTTCAAGATCTTAACAACGTAGATACAACAGGCGTTGTTACAGGAAAAATTCTAAAATACGATGCGGCATTAGTTAATCCAGATGCTACTGTAGGCGGTTGGGTTGTTGGTGATGAAAACTTTGATTCATTTGATTTTGATGCAGTAATCGGCGGCAAGAGTATTGATGTAATAGGTGACGTAAGTACAACAGGACTAAATGCTCCTGTTGATGGACAATATCTATTATGGGATAATGCAAACGGTGTTTGGAAGCCAGGCGATATTAATTTATCAAGCAGTGCTATTAATTCAATTACTGCTGATGTAACAGGTTCGGTATTTGGTGACGATTCAACACTACTTGTTGATGGTGTAAACTCTAAAGTTTTATTAAACAACGGTGTTGTAAACATTGAAGATGATTCAGTAGTTTCAACAACTGCATTATTCAATGTTAGTAATGCAACAGAACCAACAAGCACAGTTTTACAAGTTTGGAACCAAGACTATAACAGTGCTATTAGAGTTAACGGATTAAACGGTGCAACTGATGCTCAAGTATCAGGTATGGCATTTAATGGTTACTTTGGTGGTTTCCCAGGCAGTGGTAACGAAGTAAAAGTTACAGCAGGTTACTATCTTTCATCCTTAGTAGCAACTGCATATGATCCAGACTTTAATAGCGGAACTAAAGTTCTTTCATCTGGTATTTCATTTAGAACTGATCCAACTGGTTCTATTGCAGATGACAAAGCACCAGGACAAATTGAATTCTTTACCAACGCAGGAACTAACACTACTCCAGATATTAAAGGTATGATCTTTGATAGTGCTGGTCAACTTGGTGTTAATAGAGCAGATGCAAGATCAACTGTTGACGTAAACGGTATACTTACTTTAGAACCACAAACAGCGGCACCGGTGACACCAGTCATTGGTATGATTGCTGTTGCAGATAAAGTAAATTGGGATCCAGCGGCATCAGTAGGTGTAACACCTTATCCAGTTTTCTGGGATGGTGCGGCTTGGTTATCTATGGTTTAATCCAGTTTCGGATTACTTTCAAATCTAAGACTTAAACTTAAACGATCATGATCGGTATTATTAAATACCTTGTGTGGAATGTTAGTATCAAACAACGTTGGTTTATTTAAATAGAACTTTGCTACTTCTTCAAATTTGCTATCAGCACTAAAAATTTTGTAGTCTGCATCTCCGCCTGCAATAGCATTATCACGTAAAATTATTTCATCACCTTCTATTAAATTGTACATACAGGTATATGTTTGATCACAATTTTTTACAGGAAAATTAAGTGCATAATTTTGATCTTCAGGTCTTAGATCTGTATGAGGAACTTTAGATTGAATTTGTCCATTGTGGGCATTTACTTTAATACCTACGACCCATTCTGTTTTAATATCATGTTGTTTGGTCCATTCTAAAAATAAAGGACATTCATCATTAAATTTTTGTAGATTTAATTTAACAAAAGGTATGTCGCTGGTTTGTATATTATCTAATCCCCACTGCTTTACTTCTTCACAGATGCTGTTATCTATATCAATGTGCTTATAATAAAACATGATCTTCCCACGGGTGTTTATCTAAATGTTCTAAGAACTCTTTTGGATTAAGTTTCCATACAGTTTGTCTAACACCTCTATAATCTATCTCTTTAATTTTTGTAAACAGTCCTTGTTTAGCCATTATTGGCAACCAAACTCTATGTACTGCTCTTTGTGAACCACCTTCTAAATCATTTGTGGTGCAATACATATTACTATCCATGCCACACCATTCAATCATCTTAGGTACGTAAAAACGTGAACTAACATCTTCGTTACGTTTTAATCTTGCCATTGACCCTGCAGAGTGCATCATGCCTCCTACTGCACAGGTCCTTGTTAATATTCTATAACTGTTTTCGCCCATCTCTGGGAATGTGTGTGCGGCAACTGCACCCATGGCTTTATCTTCTTTAAATAGAATCCATACTTGGGCACGTTCTTCATTGTTAAACGCATCAATCATAATTTTTTGATTTGAATTGTTTACGTAACCCTGTTTCGCCGCTTGTTTATAAAACTCCGTCAAGTCCATGTCTGGACTATATTCTAAAAGTTTATAATAAGTTTTCATAATTAAATGCTATCCTATGAAGAATACGATCTTCCATTTTGTCAAACGCCCATCGTTTGTGTATGCTTAACCACTGTTCGCTTAATACAATATCACCGTCTTCCCAATAATGATCATAACAGAATTGAGGTTGTGTAACGTGTTCAATTAGTCTGCTCATTATATCTTTAAACTGTTCTTCTGTTTTTCCAGGCATTCCAAAAATTTGTAGGAAAGGAAAATATAAACCTGTGTAGCCTGCGTCATTGACATGAACCAATTGGAAAGGTTTATCCTCGCTATGATGTTCTACAAAGAACTTGCTTGGACTATACGATCCGCTCTTATATCCTAAGGTAATCTGTATGTCTTGAATTTCTTTTTTAAATTCTTCTGGTAGTGCATTATAACTTTCAATATTATTAATCCAACTTGTTTTGCTACCAGCAGTACCTTCAACTCCGTACAACCATATCAAAGGATCACGCTCATAGTTACTTGCTTGGTTGGCGTGCCAGTCAAGTGCAGATGTATGGCCAAATAAACCTTCTTCGCCCTTTTCATTCTTTTGTCCTGTAACACGTAATATGTGATGTCCGACTGCAAGATGTTCTGTGCGTTGTCCTTCTCGAGGTTTAGTTGGATCTATGATAAACTGACATTTACCAATCTTAGAACAAAAAGCAACTTCATCCTCTGGTTCAAGATCTTGATTCTTTAACACAACGACCATATTGCTTAGAATATATCTACCAATCATGAACGCTTGTTCTTTAGTAGCAGTACGGATATCAAAATCTGATATTTCAATTACCCAATTATTTTTAGTTTCAATTTTCATTTAAGTAACTCTCCAAATCTTCAGGAGTACCTAAACCTTTCATAGTCATTACAGGGATATCAAAGATTGTACTTCCTTCTTTGATTGTGTAGTTAAACACAGGACACGTATAAAATTCGCCATTAACTCTATCATTGGCTTTTATCATTTGTTCGATGTTTCTAAACATCTGTGTAGCATCTCTCCACCAATAATATCCTACTGTTGCTTTATTTGATATAGGATTTTTTTCGGCAACTTCTGTTATTATTCCGTTGACTTCTTTTGCAAAACTCCATTTAGGATCTTTTTCGTCATTTATAAATGTTGCTATTGCTCCATCTGCTACACTCTTTACAATTTGCTTTGCTAATTTTCTATCCCAAACAACGCTTTGATCACAATTAGCAACAAAAACAGAATCGTCTTCTGTGAATAAAGATTTTGCTTTTAATAATGTACAAGCAGTTCCTTCTGTATCTTCGTCTAATTCTATTACTGTTGTAGTGGCTGTAGGATATAAAGACTTAATAGTATCTGCAATATTATGATCTTTTCTTACAATAAAAATTCTTTCGTCAAAGTTAATTCCTATTTGTGTTTCTGCATATTGAAACATAGGAACACCTTTTATTTTAATTAAAGGTTTAGGTTCTGTATAACCTGCTTCTACAAACCTTGTACCAGTTCCTGCCATTGGCATTATTAATTTAATACTCATTTAGTAATCCTTTAAGATGCTCAACATTACTTACCGTTTTTACTGTGGCAGTTGTATCCGTTGCGGCTTGTATGCCTAATTCCGAATCTTCAAATATTACTGTCTGTTGAGGGGCAAATCCGAAATAATACATAGCATAAAAGTATATATCTACTTCGGGTTTAGGCAAATGATCTGATGCTGTACACACAGGTTCAAACATATCTAACTGTTGTATTTTTAAACCCTTTTCTACAAACTCTTTTGTAGCATTAGAACAAACTGCTAATTTATATTTTTTGCTTAGTCTTGTTAAAATATCTTTTAATTCTTGATCAAACTTTATGTACTCGTGTATGTTTTCCATAGTGAGTTTTTGTTTTATTGACATTAACTCTGTTTCATTAAAAACATATTTTTTACTTTTTAAATATTCTATTTTTTTAAATGTTGGTAAACCTTCTACTTCATTGTCCGAATATTCGATCTCAGGGTTTACAATATTACAGGCTTTCCTAAAAGCCTGTTGGTGTAATGATTTACAATCTGCTAAAGTACCGTCGTAATCTAAAATTAATAATGCGGGAGTTTCCATGTTATATCATCACCTTGAAATACATTTGCACCGTCGCCTCCAGTTAATAAGGCTTGCCATATATGTGTATTTCTAATTTTATCCATATTTTCTTTTAACCATTTATTCTCATATAAATTAGTTATTGCAGTTAACGGATCGTTTGCAAATGGAATAAGATTTTCAAACATATTAGTAGATCCTGCATAGTACCAATCTTCTGCTCTAAATAGTTGTCGAGAGTCTTCAAAAATTGCTTCTGGACAATATATTTTATTTCTTAACATTCTGTGGAGTGGGCCTACACCGATAGCATCTGATCTTGTTAGCCAAACAAAATCATACTTGTCTTGTTCTACAGCATTTTTATAAGCCTTTGCTCTACTAATATATTGACCAAAAGGAAAATCTCCTATAGTAAATTTTTCATCATAGTCTTCAATAACACATTCTTTAGGTTCATATATTTTATATTGTTCAATAATATCTTCGTTGCTAACTTTTACATAAGTTTCGCCTGGAGGAAAATAACCTTTATTTCTACGCCACCTATAATGATTATTGTATGCAGTCCATTTAAACTCTTGTGTCCAACAATGTATATAAACATCAACATTATATTCTTTACAAAGATCTTTGTAAACTGTACTCTCGTCAAATGAATGTTGAATTAATCTTGGTTCGCCACCTATAATGTATGCTAATTTCTTTTTCATTATTTGTATCTCACATGAGTGTAATTACCTTTTACACTATCATTTAAGTCTATAGCACAATAGTCGTGTCCATATACAACTAAGTTATCAGGAACTTGCGATTTAAATTTTAGATATAAAGTTTCTAAATCTTCAGGTTGCATATTCCAATGCAACATTTCGCTTGACCAAATATTTGTAGTCCACAATACTCGTGTTCCGTGGTATTTGTTTATTTCTGTAAAAAGTTTATGGCTATCATTTACAATATCTATAACATAAAATTCATGTTTTAATTTTCTATACCTGTCCCATAAACTTTGAAATCTTAAACTTCCGCCAAATTCTTTTAGTTCTTGTTCCCAGAACTTTTTATAATTTCCTCTATATGTCGAACTAAAATTATATTCTAAATCATGTTCAAGCAACCAAGCATCTAAATCGTATCCGTCCCAAGTTTCAAGTAAGTGCTTTTTATATTTTAAACTTGCTTCACACCAATCAAAGTAATGTACTGTTGTACCTTCATGAAACCCATTTGCATTTAATATAGCAAGTGGTTTGAAACCTGCGGCCGCACTAAACAAATGATCAATAAATTTACCGTTTGTTCTTACACCTTCACCACTTAGTCTTTCTGTGTTAAAAGCATAGACTCTATCTTTTTCAATTTCTTCTTGATAACCAAGTTTTCTTATCCAAGCCTTTTGGCTGTAATTTAATTGATCAACAAGTTCATCATTACGTTTATCTAACCAAACCTTTTCGAGTATATCCGGTCTGTTATAAGGATAAAGAAATACTTTGCACTCACGCATATCATTATCAAGATTGTCAATAGTAATATTATTCTCTGCGGCAATATGAATCCAGTTACTTCCGTCAGCAGTAACAGTGTGTTTGTTATAACCTTCTGCGCCTTTTACCCAAGCAGGTGTATATTCACTGTGAATTGTGTCTGCACTAAATTCTACATTTCTATATTCTCTTGGCCTATCTGGAAAAAATCCTAATTCGTCAAATTCTGGTTCTCCAAGTTCTTTCCATTTAGCAAGATTAACAAATAGGTATTGTCTATGTAATCCTGGATAAGCACCTGCTGTAATATAATGATGCTGTTTTTTCTTATCCATGATATGTCCTACTACAAAAAACTGCGGATTCTTTTCAGCATATTCTACACTTTTCTGCACTAAACTTGGACCTCTGTATAGTAGTAATCCTTGACAAGCAATCATACAATACTTTTTATTTTGTTTAATAGATTTTAACAAAAGAGTTTTTACACTTTTTTCAAAACCTACATAACTTGCAAGGTTCATTTTTAACATTCGATTTACATAAAAATATGTTTTATCAAATGTGCGTTTAGCAACAAATTCATTATCAATGTCACGTGAAATATCAAGAATACCAATTGCAACATCGGCATTAGAATTTAAATCTTCATAGTAACGATCAACAGATAGACTATTCCAGTCTTTCATTTAGTCTACTCCTGTTTGTGTAAAAACTCTGTCTTAACGTATAAAACATATCTCTGGTACGTCTACCTAATTCAAAATGAATAATCATATGTATTCTTGGTTTATCGCTTCTATTCCAAACACTATGTTGATTGCTAATATCCATTAAGAAAGCACTACCTTCATCTTTAAAAGGAACTATACCTTTGTCTTTAAAAACAAACTGACAGTTATCTGGATTATTCAAACTAATGTTACAAACACTTAAACGCTTTTCTTCATCTGGTCTATCTTGATGGGGTAGAATATATCCGCCTGGTTCAAGTAACATAAATCTTACACGATTTAAAAATTCTGCAGGCCATACATCTGTTAAAAACTTTTTAGTAGTAGGACATTGTTCTGCTACCCAAGTCCAATCTAATTGTTCTAAAACGTCACTGCGTTTACCATATTGATTTAAACTTTGCGTATCTTCATTTAGTCCATGAAGGGTAAGACTTTTCCAACCATGACCATATTCTTCTCTATGTTCATGAAACTTATCAAGTAGTGCTTCTGCTTCTTTATGCATTTCTTTAAAAGGCTGTTTATCTAAAGCACTCATATGAAAATATCCCCAACCACTTTCCATTACTAACCATTTAGGATCAAAAGTGTCAGGATATTTTTCGTTGATTATTTTACCATGTTCTTTATGGAAATTGTCTAATTCTTGCATATCAGTATTTATGTGCCAGGTACCATTATGTACTCTGATAATGATGTTAAATACAGTATGCAATTCTTATCGAAAAATGATCTAAAAACAATAGTAATTGACTTTACAAGTCATTGTAATGCTATGTGTGGAAACTGCTCACGTAACATCGACGGTGTGACTGTTAACCCTCATATGCCTTTAGGTCATATGGATATGGATACTTTTAAAAACATTGTAGACAATGCAAAAGGTGTAGAAGAAATTATTTTTAATGGTGCATATGGTGATCCTTTAATGAATCCAAATTTACCATTTGCACTACAATATGCAAAAAAACTAAAATGCAAAATAATGATACACACTAATGGTGGTATTGGCAAACCAAATTTGTATAGGTTAATTGCACAAGAATTAAGAAATTTTCCGCAAGGTGTTATTACGTTTAGTATTGACGGATTAGAAGATACTAATCATTTGTATAGGCGTCATGTTGTTTGGGAAAGTGTAATGGAAAATGCAAAAGCATTTATAGACGCAGGTGGTTTAGCAAGATGGCGTATGCTTGTATTTGATCACAACAAACATCAAATAGAACAGTGTGAGCAATTATCTAAAGATATGGGGTTTGTTGTTTTTGATATTAACGGCGGTTATACATTTACTGCAATAGATAGTATAGTATCAGAAGCAGTAGAAAAATTTAAGGCAACTAAGAAAGAACAAGCACGTACTATAAAGTATGATAAAAAACATTTAGATAATGTAGAGCGTTTAGAAAAAGTATTAAAAGTAGGATTAGACAAAGGTTGTATTAGTTGTAAATGGCAACGAAAACAAAAAATACAAATAAGTCATACAGGAGAAGTATTTCCTTGTTGTTATTTGTTAAGTGATCGTTATGCTAAAAATCCTAACAGTCCATATGCTGAAGAATGTAATAGTATTACGTGGCCTAATGTAAACAATATGAATCTACAAGACATAGTTGAAAGTGACTTGCTTACACAACCAAAAGAAAATAGATTTAAAATTTGTGAGGTAACTTGCGGTGAGGTGTAAATATTTAGATCATCAAGTCTGTGTAAAAACTTCTGGCGAATATCGTTTGTGTTGTATTAGTACAGAACCTTCAAACGTAGAGAATGTAACAACACACACTGTAGATGATTGGCGTAATAGTAAAATATATAAAGATGCTGTTGCTACATTTGAAAAGGGAGAATTTCCTTCTGCTTGTGAAAAATGTAAAATACAAGAAGACGCTGGCGAAAAAAGTCAACGTAATCGTCCAAGACAATATGGTCCAGGTATTAGTCATTTAGATTTACGCTTTGGTAGTAATTGTAACTTACAATGTACTATGTGTTATCCTGGTGTATCAAGCAGTCTTGCAAAAGAACATCAAGCAATGCTTAAACAAGGTATTGAATCACCGTGGGGTAATCAACCTTTTCCAAACTTCGATTGGTACACCGACGAACGTGGCGAATACTTGGCTAAGTTACCTGAACTTAGAGAAGTTTATCTTACAGGCGGTGAACCTATGATGGTAAAAGGCTTACATAAATTTTTACAAAAATTAGATAGTTCAGTTGAAGTAAGATTTAATACTAATGCTACAATTATGAATCCTAACATATATGAAGAATTAAAACGTTTTGAAACTGTTAATATGTGTTTTAGTATAGACGGTATTGGCAAAGTTAATGATTATATACGTTGGGGAAGTAAATGGGAAGAAGTAGAAACTAATATGCTTAAATGGGCAGAGATAGTAAAATATAAAAGTCTTGGCCCGACTATTCAGGTTACTAATTTACATCATTATCAAACAATTATAGATTGGTGCAAAAAATACGGCTTTGATTTTTTTGATAACTTATTAATGAATCCAGAATATCTTAATACAAAAAATGCTCCTGATGAAATAAAACAATACTGTCCTGAAAAATTTAAGTACTGGGTTGATCAACCTGCAGACACAGAACAACAAGAAGCATTTAAAAAATGGACAATGATATTTGACAAACAAAGAGGATGCAGTTTAAAAGATTATATCCCGGAGGTAGCAAAGGCTTATGGAATTAATTAAAGAAAACATCGAAAAGCAAAGAAAAGTTTATAAAGGAAATGGCTTTTACAGAAAAGAATGGTCATTTGAAAATAAAGAGTATTATGACGAACATATTGATATTATGGAAGAACTACGTCCTGGATATATTTTAAACAGTGGTTGTGCTAATGGTAAAATGTTTGTAGAGTTAAAAGAAGTTCCCGGAGTACCTGCAAGTAAGTTTGAACATACTTCAGAGTTTATAATTAAGATTTATAATTATTGTTTAAAAAACATTGAAGAAACGCAACCTTATGCACACGGCGACTGGGTTTTGAGTAATATTATTATAGATGGCGATAATATAGAAATGGTAGACTGGGATAATGTAAGTGTGTATCAACCTACTGTTGTGTTAGATAAACTACACAGCGATCTTAGATCTGCGTTCGGAGAAAAGTTTGATGAAGTACTATCACAAAATTAGTATCGATTATGATAAACAGCAATTATTAGATGTTGCTAACAAATATATGCATTTAGCAAAAGATGGGTTTACAGATACAAAAGGAAATTACATTAAATATTCTACTATTGCTGAACAAAATCATGTTAAGTCTTACAGCACAAAAAGTCTTTACTTTAAAAATATTCCTGAAAGTTTTAAAGAATGGAAAATTTTTAAAGACCTATCTGTAATCTTTAATAGAGATCTTGATGACATTTATAACTGTGCTCAATATTTTATTATTGAAGGAGCATTGTCACCACACGTTGATAAAAGAAGTGCCGCATTTACTATTCCGTTAAGAGGAGTAGATACTCCTGTAGTTTGGTACGATAATAATGATAATATTTTAGATACGCATTTGTACGAAGGACCAACACTTATTGATACAGGAACTAAGCACGGAGCAATTGATAATCAGGAAGAAAGACTCCATTTTCAAATTGGTGGATTTACAGAACCATTTTCCAAAATAGTAGAGAATTTATAATGAAATGTTACGCACCTTGGCATAGTATTTTGGTACGCTTTAATGGCGATATTGTACCCGACGGAGTATACACTAAACGCTATGGCAACGTGCTTAAATCGTCTTTAAACACCGTCTTAAACAGCATTACAGCGTCATACACAAAGGATTCTATGCGTATGGGTCAGTTGCCACCCGAGTGCGAACAATGCCGCTTAAAAGAAGCCGCAGTAGGTCATAGTAGACGCTTATTCTTCCGTGATATTTTGAATCCAATGCTTGAAGGAACCAATTACGACTATACCAAAAACTTCCACGATATTATGTTTTTGGAATTCAATATGAGCAATATATGTAATTTGAAATGCCGTATGTGCGATGGTATCAATTCAAGTGCTTGGGTAAAGGACGATCTTAAACTTGCAGAAAACGGTAACCCATATTTTAGAAGAATTGATAATCCAGAATTTGGTTACACTAACAAGAGCGAACAGATTATAGAAAGACTATTTGAAGATCCTACACCTTTTATGAATTTGCGTTACCTAAGCATTAAAGGCGGTGAACCTTATATGGAACCTGCAAACAAAATTATCCTTAAAAAGTTTATTGACTTAGGCATTGCTAAGAACGTTACGCTTGATTGGACTACTAATGGTACTATTGTTGACGAAGAAGTTCACGAACTTGCAAAACAATATGGGCATACTAAATGGACTGTCAGCGTAGAAGGTACAGACGGATTGTATGAATACATTAGAGGCGGCAAGAACTTTACGTTTGCACAACTAAATGAAAATTTAAAACACTATAATTTTGACAGGGTTATTATTGCTGTTACTGTTATGGCATATAACATTGCACACTTAGGTAAAATACAAAGTTGGTATGACAAAGTAAAACAAGATCATTGGAGCATTTATTTTAATAACGTTGTAGCACAGCCGGCATATTTAAATCCAAGAATATTACCTAATGAAATATTACAAAACATTGACTACAAATTACCTAATGTAAATTATACACAAGATGAATTCTTAGGAAAACATATTGATAAGTTTATTAACTTTACTAAGGATTTAGATAAACTACGTGATACTACTGTTCTTGATTATTGTCCAGAACTTACTGATCTCTTTGTATCGGATCAACAGCAAGATAATGTAAATTCATAGTCCAAGGACTATCAATTACCCACTTAACAAGTTTACCTGCTTCTTCTAAACTAATTTTATTTTTACTATCTCGTTGTTCTTGTGTTTTCGATTTCAACTGACCGAAAGCAATATTGCTTACTCTAATAGGTGTATTTCCCCAACAAGCAATTTGAGATTTTTCTTTGCTTATAAAATCTAATTGTTTTTTATTTTTAAGATAATCTTCTGGTCCGTTATTCCAGTATGCACTGGTACTGCTAATATTAATAATATGTCCTTCTTCAAACTTATCATATACAGCATTAAACAATTCAACTTGTTCGCCATTAGGTCCGTATTGACTGTTTACAAAGACTTCATACCCTTTAGCATAATCGGCTACCTTATCATAATCAGTTAAATCCCAGCCGTTCCAGCGTCCTATAAATTCTACAAAGTTATGATTATACGCTTCGTATATTCCCTTACATAAGCCTTGATAATTTGGATTTCCTGTTACAAGTATTCTCATTGTTCTTTCCGTATGTATATATCACTTAGGCAACTACAAATACTTTTACCACACACTAATTCTTTTTCTGGTAATTTGTATCTTTCAAGATTACCTATTGCACCTCCGTACTGACAATCTGCTCTATACAAGTTTCCCCACATATCAATGTTTACACCATCTATACCTGCCCAACATTTCCAACCACTAAATTTATTTTTTCCTTGAAGTATAATTTCATGTCCTTCATACTCTACATTATCCATAAGCATACTACCTCTGTGCAAATTATCAAAATTAAGTGTACGATGATATTTCCAATTAGCAATTATGTTTTTTTGTTCTTGTGTATATGTTGACACTTCGTTAGTTACAAAATCTGTACTTGTTTTATCTACAACAACCTTAGGCTCTACAGTTAAGTTTACACTACCGTTGTATAAACGCTCTGCTACTGTACACATATCGTCAAACTTATCTGGTACAAGCATTAAATTAACTGCAACAGGACAATCAACTTCATTTGCAATATCAATAAAGTGTTCTACATCTGCATACTGAGGATGATACGAAATCATAAATCCGTCTGTGTACTTGCTTATTTCTTTATAGTATTTTACACGCTGACTTCCATTAGTTACAAAACTAAAATAGTGTCCTTGTTTTTTTACAAGTTTAGCAAGATCAATAAAGTGCTTCCAATACGTAGGTTCGCCACCGCTTAATCTATAACAAATAGTTTTGTCTACATTAAAATTTTCAACAAAGTGTTTTACAGTTTCCCAACGAGGCTGTCCTGTACTACCATTATGTAATATGTCTGGACAATACTCACAGCGATAGTTACACTTGTTAGATAATGTCCAACTAACAAGGAACCAATCTTTCATATGATTATTTTTATATTCTAATTTCATAAGTATGCTTCAACCATATTTTCGCTATACGCTGGAATATCATCTGGATCTCTTGCAATGTCCATTAATAATACTACTCTTGTATCTGTTCCTCTATTGTATGCTGTGTGTTCAATAGTATCATCAAATAAAAAACCTTGACCTCTTTTCCATTCGTACTTTTTATCACCTACAATTAATGCACTATCTTTTGCTTCGTGAATACAAATATGTGCTTTGTAAATTTTTTCAGCAAATCCTCTATGACCTTTATGAGGAGTAATTTCAACACCAGGTTTTAATATTGAGAATATAGCACTAACAACCATAGGTTGCCTTAATAAATCATTAATAGGTGTATCAAAGGCTAATGGTCTTAAAATTTCTCCATCTTTTTCATAAGTAGCCTTTAAAGGAATATGTAACCAATCACCATTATAAATTTTTCCATCTGGAAACTGTTCAGTTTTTTCCATAAGTTGATTATATGTTTTTTCAACATCTGCAAAACGTTCAACAAAACTGTCTACTATTTTAGTCGGCCAAATCCCCATTGTCTTTCCTCACACCACCAACATTCGCCACAGTGTTCCATACCTGGATCTGGCCTTTCATAATTTGATGGATAATATTCACAACTAAAAGTTAATGGAAATAGTTCCTCTAATACATTTAGTTTTTTATAAATTTTTGCAATAGTTTGTTTGTTATGTATTCTCCAAGGAGTATACAACCAAGGATATCCTTGTGCTGTAGCATCAATTAATTCAAGATTAGGATCAGGAAAATCTCTTGACTTATCTCTTGGCGAATAATCATTATTCATTTTTTCTAAAATATCTTTAGGCGGATTTGCTGTTACTCCAATTTGTGCAACATTAATATCAACTCCGACTTGTTTAATCATATCTCCTAACACTGTTGCACCATTTGGTTTATTACCTTCCATGTGTACTACGTGATGTATTACATTATGTTTATTTGTTAACTTTACACACTTGTTTAATACAGCAGTTACAGCAGTTATATTTTTTAGTTCTAACGGATTATTAGCAAGAGTAAAAACGTGGATAGGATCGTCACTATGTAATAACGTTAGATATAACATTAAGGAACTATCTGTGCCTCCACTACACATTAAACCAAGCGGTCCTGGATATATGTTAAACCATACATCATTATATGCAGTGGCTAAACCATTTTCAGGTGGCTGTAATACTTGAATACGTTTTATTGGTTCCATACGTAATCGCCTCCTACAGTAACATTAGAAATATTTTTATTTGTTAAACAATCTAAAATAACATCTGCAACTTTATCAACAGAAATTTTTTCTACATCTACGTCTTTAACTAATGGAGTATCCATCCAACCTATCTTAACATTTACTATTCTACAAGTTTTCTTTACGTGTTGCAATCTTGTACAAGCATCATCTAAGGCTTTTTTATGAATAGGATAAAAATCAATTTCTTTAAGATAATCCATCTTTGAAATATCTGACGCACAACTTCCTATATTAATAATTGTCTTATTTGTAAATTGCCATTCTTTAAAAAATTTTTCTAATAAATTAACTTGATGAAAACCACAATACGCATTATTAATAAAAACATCACAATTTAATGCTGTACTAATCCATGTGTCTGGATTAGCAATATCATGATGACTTCCTAAATCAAATCCGATACTATTAGGTATTCTATTGTACAACTCTTTGCCAAGTCCAGATAGGTGTCCTGTAATTGCTATTCTTTCCATCGTTCATCCAATTGTTTTAATGTTTCAGGTAATGCTTTAAAATATTCGTTATCTGCATTTAAAGGCAAAACAAATCTAAATTTAAATGTATTCTTACCGAGTAAAAATACTGTACCATAGTTGCCAACTATTTCAAACCCTGCATCTCTAAAATAATCTTTTGCTGTTGTTACTATAGTATAAACGTTATCCATGTATTTGTTTTCTTCAAGAACTTTCATATATTCAAGCATACTTAATACACCTGATAAACAAAAACTATATGTATGCCCATGTACCCAAAGACTATTATACAACTGTTCATTTATTTTTTCATTGTACAAAGTAACACTTAAAGGAAAAAATCCACCTGTTATAGATTTTCCCATTACAAAGATATCTGGATTAACTGGTAACTTACTAAATCCAAAAAAGTTTCCTGTCTTTCCACCGCCCATGAATATGTCATCTACAATTACAACAACATCATGTTCTTCTTGAATCTGTTTAATTTTGCTCCATACTTCATTACTATATGTTTCTATAGTTTGATAATGCGGACAGGTTTCTACTATAATACAAGCAACACTATTCCAGTCTACTTCTTCATGCATATCAGGAGATATTTTAATAACATCTTGATAAGGATTCATATTATGAAACCCTTTTTCTAAACCTACACTTCCGCAAGATAAAGAAAGTAAAGTAGCACCATGATAAGCATCATCAAACCCAACTATTTTTTTACGATTGTTACCCTTTTTCTCATGATAGGCAAATGCAAGTTTTATTGCAACTTCAACACCGTCACTACCTGACAATGTAAAAACAGATCTATATCCGTTACTCATTTTAAATAATTTGTCTGTAAGTTCTAAATGAGGACTATTAAGTGTAGGTTCAAAACTTTTAAATAAATTATCAGCAGTTTCGGGTTTGTGTTCTTTTAATCTGTTACAAACTTTGTCAATAATACCATGATCATCATATGCTAACGGATATGCTGTATAATGTAACATTGGATCTACAATCTTTACACCGTTACGATAAATGCCAAACTTCCAATGTTTAGTATCTACTTCAGGGGTTTGCTGTTGACCTGGTATTAATCCTTTATACAACATTAGATACACTCTCCTAACTCTGGAAACGTTTTTCTAAAATCAGTTCCTCTGGATTTATCTATAGTTTCTAAATAATCTATTGTTTGAGGCAATTTGTCTGACCAATCTTCTGCCATCATATAATCTACAAGACCTAACCATCTACGTTTGCCCATAGGACTATTATTCCAATCATTGTTAAATTTTTGTCTATCTATAAATGTTTCAAGTTTTTGTTTTGTAAACAATTTAAGTTCTTGCGGTAATACTCTAACATTTAAGTAACTTGGAAAATAAACAAGGTGTGTACTGATAAGTCCGCCGCCAAACGGCATTAGATTAATTTTACTAAACTGTTGACTTGCTTTCCATTCTGCTAATTCATCTATGTATGATACATTAAGTAATTGTACTGCTGAGGCAATGTTAATTCTAATATTAGATCCACAACTATCTAATATTTGTAAATTCTTTTCAATAATATTCCACTGACTTGGATATCTAATGTAATCATTTTTTTCGCCATAAGCATCAATACTAAAATTAAAAGTAACTTCTTTAAATGATGCCCATAACACAAATAGTTTTTCATTTAATTCTGTGCCATTTGAATTGTAACGTAGACAACAATCTTTTGCATATCCTTCATCTACCATAAACTGTAAAATATTATAATGTTCAGGAATCATTAAAGGCTCGCCACCTGCAAAATATAACTCTTTAATATACTGTGCTTGATCCTTCATTGACTCTAAGAAACTACCTTTCTTATACCAAGTATAATCAAAGTTTTCGTCCCAACTTTGGTCACGCTTTAATTCTTTGTTTGTATACTTAGGATACAAAAGTTTCCACTCTTTAATCCAACTTGAACTATCATGAGGCGAACACATTACACATTTTAGGTTACACACATTGCCCAAACGTAAGTCAAAGTAAGGAATGTCAACAGGTATGTTTCCTTGGTCATCTGTTTTTGCAACAATACTATCAATGTCTAAACGCTCTTTCCATACTTCTGTTTCCCATTGACGTTTACTAACAATACCTTTTGATTCTTCATAAAAACACTTGCGACAACTTTCAGGTATTTCATCATTTAACATTTGCAGTCTTGTTCTACGCATATGTTCACTGTTCCATACTTCTTCAATAGTATGGTCACGTAAATTCATAGCAACACCATCTTGCTTTACAAGTCCTGCTGTTTTGTCATCTTCTTTACCTGCACCAGAAGCATTTGCTGTACAACAAACACGTACATCACCATTTGGTCTGGTTGCTAAATGTATCCAAGGTAATGGACAGAACGTTTTACTCATGCTCTATCCTTTCAAACTGTTTGTTTAATTTGTCAAAACTTCCACACTGTTTAGAACATTCAAGCATACCACAAGTAGTCCATGTTTTTTCTATCTTGTTAAAGAAGTTTGAATCAAATATTTCTTGTATAGTATTCTTATGCAAATTAGGATATTCTTTTATTTTAACTTTATAATCCAATCTACTTGGACTATGTTGCGGATGCCATTCGTTATCTAACCAACAGCACGGACTTACATTACCGTTAGCACTTATATACATTTGACTATCATTTTTTGCTTTGCAACTAATTGTGGGCAGTATTTCACTTTGTGCTTGTTTAGCAGGTTCAATCATTTCTAAACTTTTCTTAGATGGATATAATGTATGAGTTATATTATAATCGTCATCTAACACATCAAACTTACCGTCTTTAAATCTTGTTGTATGTTTAATGCTAAAACCTTTAAATCCTAAGTCTTTACTCATTTGTTCACAAGCATCTACCTGATCTTCGTTGTGTTCAAATACAAGCATATCCCAACGTGCATCGCCACCTGCTTCAATATAGGTTTTTGCATTTTTTATAATACGTGACCAATCTGTAGATATTCTATACAGTGCATGAGTGTCTTCTAAACCGTCTATACCAAATACTACTTTAATTTTTAATTGGGCAAGTTCTTTCCACCATGCTTCTGATCTGCCACTACCATTTGTGTGCATTTGTAAAGTCATTTCAGAATTTGTTTCGCGTAAGTATTTGAAAATTTCTAATGTATCTTTTGCAACAATAGGATCTCCTAAGTTACCACACATATTAAGAAATTTTAATTGACGTACAAAGTCTCTCGGAAACCAATTAACAAAAGTTCCTAAGTCTATTTCTTCTAAATCAAAACTATCTAATAATGGACCTCCGTGAATTCTACGAGGACACATTGGACATCGTGCTTGACACTTAGAAGTTACTTCTAAATGTATTGAAGTGATATCTCCATAACTATACATTACTTCTGATTTAACCTCTCTAATGTTTTCATTATGGTTTCTGTATTCAAATGAACATTAACTACCATCCAATAACTGTCGGTAAAACTGCTATTAAATAGATAGTGCATACGTTGAGTATCTAAGAAATACATTCTTCCTGTTTCCCAATGCAAAGTTTTATCTTCATATACAAAGTTAAACGAAGGAGGATTAACATTCCTTAAAGGCATTATTAATCTAAAATTATCAGGTGTGCCTGTATGGTAATTCCAATCTCTATGTGGAGGGAAAAATCCACCTGGTCCAAATTTTAAGAAATGTGTTCTATAATAATAACCATCCCAAGGTTTTAGTATATCGTGAATCTGTTTATTGAGAACTGGTGTAGGAGTTTTAAAATCTTGTTCTTTATAAGAAGTTCCGTTCTCTTGATTATATTCGTATAAACTATCTAAGTCTGGTACTCCTGTTAATCCTCCATCAAGACTTGTAATACTTAATCCCCATCTATTAACATCTTTACGTGGATTATATTTTACCCATTTAAAATCATTTGACCAAGCAACTAATTGCTCTGCATCAGTAACTACGTCTAACTCTATAAAACTTCCGTATTGTGTTATTGTTTCGTAATTCATTTTATTCCACTAATCATATACCTTGTATACTTTGGTAATACAATCTCCTCTACGCTGTAATCTTTAGCATCAACAGATTCAGCCAATTCGGTTGCACTGTTTACACAGTTAATGTGTTCTTCAAGTTCTGCATAGTTATTGCTTTGCATAACATACATAGTACCTTGAGGTATGTTATCAAACCATTGTTTTAATTTGACGTTATCTAAATGTTCACAACTTGTGTTGATCACAATATCTGCATTATACTTATCTGTACACATATCGGCGGTTCTTGCAGTAAATCTACCCTCCATTTCTTGATTTTTATTCATAGTCTTTGCTGTCTCTTCGCAGTTAGGATCTATATCTACAGATTCAATACGCTTAATGTTAAGATGACTGTTAAAAAGTAAACTTGCTAATACACCATTCCAACCACCGTGAACCACAATAGAATATTCTTTTTTATAATCGCATTTATATTCTAACATTTTTACCAAGGCTTGTTTACTACGTAACTGTCCCTTCCAAAAACTTTCAAGTGTACGATCACGATCATTGCTGTTGCGAATAGCGTCCATCCAAAACATTATATCTTCTAATTCAATTTTCATTTTTTACTCTTTGGTATTTTACTATCCGCACTACTAACGCAACTCGGTGTAATACATTTTTTAGGTGTATCAAATAATTGAAAACCATCTGTTATTGTTCCCAATGGAACATCGTGACAACTGTATGCACGTTTTACTTCATTGCCCCTAATGATGCAACTTTGATATCCTGCATTACAATTCCAACCTTTAAACTTGTTGAAGCCAAATGCATTGAATCTTTCCGCTTGATCGATTTCGTATTCTACTCCTTGAGAGTCTTGTAACCTGACTTGAGGTACATTTTGTTCGCTTTCGTTTTGGAGTATTTCTTTTTGTTGTTCCGTGTAACCATCGACAACAAATGACGCAGTAGGATCTGATTGCGGCTTAAGAGTAACGTGCAAACCTCTTTCAATGAATCTTTTACTTCTTTCATAATATTCCTTCCAATGTTCAGGTACCATAACTTGGTTAATAGTTATAAGTACTCCTTCGTCTTGGAGATATAAAAGTTTATCTCCGAATTCTTTTTCGTTGGCAAATTCCGCATGGAAACTTGCTGTAATACTTCTTCTATCCATGACATGAGTTACATCTAACCATTTCTTCCACCAACTTTTTGCAGGACTACAATTACTGGTCATGTGTATACTCAAGTAAGGACTTTCAAAATCTTCATAATGTTTTATTAATTTTAACAAGTCTTTATATGCTGTAGGTTCACCGCCGCTGAAACTAAAATGAAATCTATCAAACCCATTTGCCCTTGCTTGGTATTTTATTTCATCTATTGTGTCTTTATACGTTGCTAAATCATAATAGTCTGGTTTGTCTGTATTTGCGTAAGGCCAACAGTAACTACATTTGTAATTACAAAAACGACCAATAATCCAACTGACTGAAAACAGATTTGTATCTAACATTGTTTTTTGTCCGAATCGAACTATATCACTAAATGGTATCTTCGTAGTCATCAAACTGCTCCTTTAACCATTTAAAGTCATTAATTTTATGTAACATTTCTTTATCGTCTTTGTGTGCTTGACCAAAGTATCTTCCGCACTGTGCGCCATGAATAGCATACTTGCCATACTCTCTGTCAGCACCAACTGTACACCACGTATCTAATCTTTTTTCTGTTTCTTCATCAACTTGGCCCTTTATAACTTTACTTGAAAGTTTTGCACATTCTCTAAATCCACTTTTCCATGCACTCCAAGGATCAGTGTTGAATGCAGTAATATTTGCCACTTCGTCTACTGCTTTAAACTTATTACTAATACTTGTTGTCATGTCGGGTACGGTGGTGTCCATGTTCAGTGTGAGTGTGCGAGGGAGAAGTTTCACACCACCGTATCCATATTCCAAGTTGTTTATAGGATTTATACTTCTCCATACATGAACTGTTTCTAAATCCCACTCAGAAACCTTATAATCAAATTGAAAGTTTAATGATAATTCTGCATCTCCATCTACTACCCAAAACATTTTAGTAAAACATTTTTTAGCCGCGGTAATGTGTGCTTGATGAATACCGTTTATATCTTTCACACGTTTAGCCATAGGAAATTGTTCTTTTAAAATTTCCCAATTATTATCAGCGTTAAGTTCGCCATAACTTATAAACACTATATCATACATTCAATTTTATCTCTAATCTTTTCTACTACTTCTTTATGTATTAACGGACCATCATGTGCATTATCTCTTGCTCTGTCTGTGTTTTCAAGTTTTAAAACAGATACCATTTCTTTGTTATACTTTGTCATAAAGTCGCCGCCAAAGGTCCAATTGAAAACAGGAACTCCTAAAGCATTCCATAGGTTGGTTACACTATTAATATGCAAACTGTTTTCATATTCTAATTGACCGTCTTCCATTAACCATCTGTTAAAATACCAATCGCTGTCAGCATTTTCACCTGCTACCCAGTTATTAACATTACGATCTTCTAATCTTAATTGTCTTTTAAATAGTCCTTCACGCTCTATATAAGCAAAACTTTTTCTTGTAGATTGCGGCCATTGATTAATAACTGCACGAGGTTTTACAAATTTATTTTTTACAAATAATTGTGTGTTAAGATTTACAACGTCAGGCCCTGTTCCTGCTTTTGCTAAATTTAAAATATCTATTCCTAATTCGTTGCCTAATACGTTACACCATATTTCATTTTCGAATAATCCGGTACCTTCTGTATAACTGCAACCAAACACAAGAATATAATCATTAAGTTTATCTAATTCTCTTGTTCTATAACCTAAACTGTTAAATTCATAAAACAATGTGTCTTTAGTACCAAAATAATTCCAGCCAGGTTTATTGCTTTCATTATAGTTTTCTAAATCGTCACCATTATACCACTGTAAAGTTTTTCCTGCTTTGCCAGGAAAGTATAGCAATGGTTGTGACTTAGTGTATCTCATCTTGTGTTTCCATAATGTATCACCATATACTTCGGATTCTTCGCTACTTGTCTCCAAGGATCAATAATAATACTGTCAGTTGAATAGTCTAAATACATTTCAGGATGGCACATTAAAACAATACCTCCTATCGATGCCGCACTACTTGGCATTTCACTTGCTAATGGATCGATATAAATTGCAGAGTGTCCTAACTCTTTAATATAATGATCAACAAGAAGTGCATAACTTCCGTCAATATAACTTACACCCGGTTTATATGAAATGCCATTTAATATAATACTGCCACCAAACTTTTCTTTTGTTTCAACAACAAATTTTGCAAGATTTTTTGCTTGTACTTCTCTTGCTGTCATAATACTATCAAAGATATCATACTGCAAGTCTAATTCTTTTGCCATATATCGTAGTGCAATATTATCTCTTGGGTGACAACTGCCACCATCTCCCATACCTGCTGTCATGTAGCGATCACTCATAATACGCATTGTCGAATCAGCAAGTGCTTTGGTAACTATATCAACATTAATGTTACCTTGTTTTTGTGCTACGTCTTGCATCATATTAACAAGACTTAGTTTTGTACTAATAAACGTATTGTAGAAAACTTTAATACATTCACACTCGTCATATGTTCCTATAACGTAACGTGGATTATTTTCCATTACTGTATCATAAAAATCACGCAACTGTTTTGCGTCACCTGTTTCGCTACCGTCGTCAGTGCCAATCATAATCATTTCAGGATTGACCATATCCCAACCTACAGTTCCCATTGCAATTAGATAAGGGTTATAAACAAAACGTGTATTGTTTACAAGTGGAACAAATTCTCTACGTGTTGTTCCAGGTAATACAGTTGATATTAAAACAAGCAACTGTTTTTTGTTCATATGTTTGTTTGCTTCTTTTAATACATCAATTACAATAGAATAATCAAAGTCCTTAGGCTCTAAATGACTTGTAGGACGTCTACCGTCATAGTCTGGGTGATGTGGTGTTGGTACTGCAACAAATACAATGTCTGTATCTTTTACACAATCCTTAATAGTTTCTGCTACTTCAATATGTTCACTATTGAAAGAAGAAACGTCATAACCTTTTACCTTATGACCTTTTTTAATTATTTCAGTGGCGCAAGGTTCACCTAATTTACCTACACCAATAAATCCTATTGTACTCATTTCATATCCTTAACTAATTGTTCGTAACCGCCAAATTGCAAGATGCTGTTAGGTACCTTGCTGATATCAAACCTAATATTCTTTAGTATATTATAGTTTCTTTCTGCTTTTTCTGCAACCAAATTATACAACTTTTGATAATCTTTATCTACAATACTTTCAACTTGATCTAAAATAGCATTTAATCTCTTTTTATTATCTTCAATTGAATCAAAACTGTAATCAAAAATTTCATCATATAATTCAAATCCTAATTCTTGTAGTGCCTTATGAAAATTAGGTACACTCCAAACTAAGAATGGTTTTTTAAAATAGATAGGTGTGTAAGTTTTTTCTGTAGGAAAAATTGTGTCCATTGTTGATTCGTTTACAAGACTCATAAAACTTTCAAGAAACGCCGGTGGGAAAGAACCATATTGTTCTGTAGTTTCAGCGTACTCTGGATCAATTATTAAACGTTCTTGTTTCCAATGTTTAAAGTCATAATCTCTGTTTGTTTCATTCCAACTAATTGCACCTTTAGAAATTAAATCTCTTTTAGATAATTGATCGAGCATTTCGCAACGAAAACGCCAAGGCTTATTATTTAGATTGACATATGCTTTTGTAAACTTATTATTATTTGCAACATGACCCCATTTGTTAAGTTCATACCAAGTTTTAGTTGGCCAAAATGTTGTCCAATATGTTACATTTTTCCCTGGATGAAAAGAGTTGCTTGTAGGAAATCCGCCACAAACAAACTCAACAGTATTAGAAGAAGCAGATATTTCTTCTTTAATTTGTCTAAGTATTTTTTCATTATTAGGATCGTCCCAACCCATTATAGCATATTCTTCAGCACCTAATACTCTAATCATCTGATTAGAATTATTTTGGATTTTATCCAATAATTTTTGCAGGTTCCAAGACCTATGCCATAATATTAAATTCATGCTTTCACTCACATATATACTTATTAACTGCGTATATAAATACGTGTATGTTTGAAACAGTCAAAGAATTCGAAAAACAAATAGCAGATTACTATGGTGCTCCATACGCTGTTGCTGTTGATAGTTGTACCCATGCAATAGAACTTTCTTTAAGATATGACAATCCACAAGTAAAGTTAACCATTCCTACACGAACTTACATTAGTATTCCTTTTACACTAATGAAACTTAATTTAGATTGGTCTTTTGTAAATGCCAATTGGGTGGGATTTTATTTTATTGGTGGTACAAGAATCATTGACGGTGCTGTAAATTTTGCAAAAGAAAGTTACATTCGAGGACAATTAATGTGTTTAAGTTTCCAACATAAAAAAATGTTAAGCCTTGGTAGAGGTGGTGCAATACTTTGTCCTACAGAACAGGATTATCAAGTTCTTAAGCAAATGGCATACGATGGTAGAACTGACGACAAACCTTGGGCAGAACAAGATATAAAACAAATAGGATATCACTACTATATGACTCCTGAAACTGCACAACTTGGTATTGAAAAATTAAAAACTGTTAATCCGGATAAGTTATGGACAAGTGACGATTATCCTTATTTGCCTTCCATGGGAGTTTTTCAATGAGATTGTTTACATTTGGTTGTTCATATACAGAATATATTTGGCCTACTTGGAGTGATATTATTTCTAAAGATTTAGATTGTGAAACTCATAATTATGCAAAAGCAGGAATGGGCAATCAAGGTATTGCTTGTAGATTAGTTGAAGCAAATGAAAAACATAATTTTACAAACGAAGATATTATTTGCATATTGTGGAGTAGTTGGACAAGAGTTGATTTATTTAAAGAAGATAAATGGATTACTGAAGGTAATATATTAAACAGTGATTACTATTCAGATGATTATTTAAAAAATCACTGGAGTGAGGAAAACGACAATATAAGAAACAAAACTGCTATTTTACAAGGTAATGCTTTTGTACAACAATTTACTAACAATATTTTTAACGGACACATAAGAAAAATAAAAGAAAATTTACCAGGTCATAATAATATTTTTCCTAATACAAAATCTGTATACGGAGATCAACACCCAAGTATTTTAGAACATATGAATTATGTTTCTAAGTTTGTTTATCCCCACTTAGGATATAAATTAGAAGAATCAACTAAAAATTGGTGTACTCATATGGAAACGATTGTACAACAAATTAAAGGCGAAAACTCAAGGATGAGTAATCTTGAAGTTGAAGATCTTATTTTAAAACACTGGCCTGGAAGAGTATCATATGTCTAAAAATGAATGGGGTCAATTAAAAAAAGTAATTGTTGGTATTGCAGATAATGCAAAGATTCCTATTGACATTGATATTAGTTTACGTTGTGTAAACTTTGCAGATAAAACCGACGAAAGCGAAATCCAAAAAGGATCTTATCCACAGCAAGTAATAGATGAAGCAAATGAAGACTTAGAAGTCTTTGTAAATTTTTTAAAAGGAGAATCAGTTGAGGTTGTACGTCCTGATGCTACTGATTGTAACTATTATAATTATTGTCCTCGAGACTCGGTATTTGTACACGGGGATTTAACACTTGCAACACCAATGCCTATTAGAGCAAGGAAGCACGAATGGAAGGCATTTGAACATCACTTAAAAAGTCCTGTTCAAGTTCCGTGCTATCACGAAAGTAAATTGTATAATACAGATTGTATTGGAGATAAAGATGTACTTGCGTTAAACGAATTTGAGCCTGCATTTGATGCCGCTAATATTATACGTGCTAATGAAGACGTTCTATATCTTGTTAGCAATAGCGGAAACAAATTAGGTGCTACACTTTTACAAGAAGCATTAGGAAATACAGCAACAGTACATCTATTACAAGATGTTTATAGTTATATGCACATTGACAGCACTGTTGCTTTTTTACGTGAAGGATTATTACTTGCTAACCCAAGTAGAATTAAAAACAAAAACGACTTACCTGAACCGTTTAGAAACTGGGATATTATATGGTGTCCGGATCCCGTTGACATAGGTCATTATCCAAGATGGTGTAATGCAAGTACTTGGATTAACATGAATCTTTTTAGTGTAAATACTAAGTTAGTTGCACTTGAAAAAAATCAAGAGCCACTACGTAAAGCACTTGAAGTACAAGGTATTGAATGTGCTATGTTGCCAATGAGGCATCAACGAACACTTGGCGGTGGTTTTCACTGCGTAACATTGGATATTGAAAGAGATGTTTTATAGAGGTTTTCTTCCTGTTTTCTGGAAAGATGAATACAAAAATTTTGAATATGTAAGACAACCTATTACAGGTGAAGAAGCAGATACCTGGCGGAAACAAGGTTATACACACGATACAACAACAGGTAAAATGTACGATAGTAAAAATCCTATGCCTGAATGGACTGAACAAGTTGCAAGATTATTAAATTTCAAAGATCCGGGATTTGTTTTTTATAGAATGGATACTTTAGATATTATGCCTGTACACGTAGATCATTTCAACACATACTGTAAAGTATTTAAAAAACAAAGAGTAGATGTTAGACGTGCTATTGTATTTTTAGAAGAATGGAAACCAGGCCACTATTTCGAAGTTGAAGGAGTAGGAGTTGTAAATTATAAAGCAGGCGAATATGTTTTATGGGATGCCGATGCTCCACACGCCGCAAGTAACATTGGCGTTGACCCAAGATATACTTTACAAATAACAGGCACATATTATTAAATGTTTACTCAAGATATTTTCTGGGGCAACTTGCCAACTAAAAGTTTGCGTAATAAATCAGGAAAAATGTTTCACGAATTATTTCAACATTGGAAAACTGAACGCCCTTATATAATCTTTACTGGAACTAATAAAATAGACTTTAGTAAGTTCCCACTTACACCTAAACTAATTAATAAATTAAAAACATTAGACATTTACTTGTACGAGCCTTTAAGTTTTTACGAAGAAGGTAAAACACATAATAGAGGATTTTTTAGTGAATTCAAAGGTGGCGAAAATTTACGTGCAGATGAATTAGATAGTATCGAAGATTTTAGTAAACAAATAAAAGCAAAAATTACAGTATATACTTGTGATTACAATATAGAAAAACATATAACAACATATCCGTTTGAATTAAAATGTTTTGATATATTTTTACGTAATCAATTTAATGGCGGAAACATCACTATAAAAAACAATATCGATAAACATTTTATTTGTCCCAACTGGCGTTATAGTTTACACAGGCGTTTAATTATAGAACATCTACAAGATACTCCAGGTTATTACAGTTGGGCATTTACTAATCCTCCATTAAGTATAGACAGCAAATTAGAAAGTGTAGACCCTGCACATAAAAAATGGCCGGAAGGACAAGTTAACGGTCCAGCAAGTTTATCTGAGTATTATGAAAAAAGTTTTTGTGTAGTTGCAAACGAAACACGTTTCTATCAGCCTACAGGAAACTTCAGCGAAAAAACTGTAAATGCAATGATACATAAACGCCCTTTTATATGTGTTGCTCCGCCTTATACATTAGAGTATATACGCAAATTAGGATTTAAAACATTTACGTGGGACGAAAGTTACGATACTGAAGAAAATCATACTTACCGTATGAATAAGATACGCTATTTGTTAGACAGTATTAAAATGTTAAGTATTGATGAATGTAAAGAGATGCTTAATGAAATGGATGATATTTTAACACACAATCAAAAACTTGCATTTGAAATTTATAACAATAATGTTATACTTTAGAACTACAATTATAATAAAAAGATTCTAATTCAGGAAACACTTCAGTAAGTTTAGTTCCGCTTCTTTCATCATACTCTTTAAACCAGTTATAAAAATTTTTGTGTCCTTCTAAAAGTTTTTCTTCATTATATTCAGTAGTACGCATATAATCTACAACTCTACGAAATCTTTCATATTCTAATAAACTAAATTTTGTTCTATCATTATCGTCTGTATGTTCTGCAATAAATTTTAAATGCTTAGTCATATAAGGCATAAACTGTTCTTTAGGCAGTATATTCATATCAAACTGGATAGGCTCTTTTAAGTATGGTGTATCAAATCTAATATTTTGCCACTGTGTTTTGTTGTTTTTATTATATTTAGATCTCCATTCAAGAATCTTTTTAAGTAGTTTGTCAAAACTTGTTACTGCAAACAAATTAAATGTGATCATAAACGTAACTGGATACCCAAGATTAGTCAAATAATAATCAAGATTACGTTCCCATAATGCTAAATCTAAACCTCTACGTGTGTAAGTTGCTTTTGCACCCCATGTATCTATACTTGTATAAAGTTTAAAACTTCTAATACAATTATTTTCTTTGAGATGTTTAATACGCTCTACAAGTTTTTTAACAAGTTTTTCTTTTACACCCATATTACTATTAAGTTCGATTTGAATATGAGGCTTAGGATCTTTTTCTAACCTATCAAATAGTTCCCATGTACTACGATGCATTAAAGGTTCGCCGCCTGTAATACGTAAAATGTTAAGTGTTTTACTAACTTCAGGCCACCACTTCCACCATGCCTCTACGTAAGGGTTTTTGCTTTCTTCATATAGTTCAAACCAGTCAATATCGTTTCTATGAGTAGTGCTGGTTTTATAAGGTCCGTATTTTTTAATTTCATTATAATAACTTGTACTAAACTTAGGATGACAATATCCACACTTAAAGTTACATTCGTTACTAAAATTAACTTCTATGTATTCTGGATTAATGTTATAATCCCAAGGATTACTTGTAATTTCTTCTATACGATCTGGCCTGTATATACTTGCTGTCTTAATATGCCTATCACTTACATAATCTTTACCCATACATTCAATATTCCAACAGTATTGGCAACCAGAAGGTTTTCCGCCTTCGAGCATTTCTTTACGTTCTTGCTTTTTTTGCGGAGTATTATGTAGTTGACTTGGATTATCTATAAGACCATCAAGAGGTATTTTGTGCGGAGCAGGATGATAACAACTGTGTGTTTCGCCTGTCTGCAAATATATTGTTACGTGATGCCACTTTGCCAAACAAAATGTTGGAGAGATTTTATCAATCTCGGGCATTACCTCTTTAATTCTATCTACTTCGCTCATGCTGAATCTTCGAATCTAAAACCTTGCATTTCCATTAAGCGTCTTATTACTTCAAATTGAGCGTCAAGTATTTCTCTTATGTCGCCAATTTCGGACAGTAAGTAACTATTCACTCCTAAACTTACAAGTAGTCCTATAACTAAAAGACTTAAAAGAAAAAATATCTTTTTGTCTGCTAACTTCATTGTTTTCCTTTTTGTTTACGAATTACCCTATCACTGTTCAAATAAACAGTTTTAAAGAATTCACTTTGTAATTTATCAAACGGAACAACAGCAATAGGTAAGTCTAATTCATTAATTAATTTTTTACCTATCTCCTTACACTCTTCTGCAACTTCTACATTTTCGTGTTCTTTCCATAAATTATTTAGATATGTGAAGTCTCTTGTTTGTGTATGATCCCATTCTGTAAGCATATTCATATATGTTCCAAGACGGGCACCATATACTGCCCAAATACCGTTAGGAACATCACAGCCTACCATTTGCCAAATATATAATCTATGTTTATTCTGCCACCATAATGTATTAATATCTTCTACAGGCTTTCCTCTATCCAATGACATCTTAACACCTTCACGGAATCCTGCTCTCCATGCCTGTTGTGGAGTTGATGTAATTATACTTGTGCTATAATTTTCATTTAATTGATAGTAATTGTCAAAGTAACAAAACTCAATACTTGTTTCATCTGCGCCGTCTGTGTTTTCATGAGTTTTCATATTTTTAACAAACTCTTTAGTCCACATTTTTAAACTACCGTTGCCATACATAAGTCCGTTAACGTCAATTTTGCCACACCAACTAAATTGGTAGTCGTCATCTACTCCTAACTTTTCTAAGTCTAATTCAACTTGCATAAAGCGAGGATCAACAATAGTGTCGCCGTCAACTGTTACAAAATGTTTTGTGTCAGATAAATCTGCACAGGCTTTGTGTGCGGCATCTGAACCTTCTACTCCGTGTACACGTTTTGCCCACGGTATTTTACGTTGCAAGTCTGCCCAATTTTCTTCAGCATTAGGCTCGTCGTAACTTAAAAAGATAATATCAACATCTTGTATTTTAATCTTTGACAACTTCTACTCCGTAACTATTAAACATTTTATTTGTATAAACATCAAAGTCTATTATAGCATCAGTATCATCAAATTGCAAGAATAAATTATCGTCTGCTAAATTGAATTTTAAAGATCTATATAGGACAAAAGGATCATTTTTCTTTACAACACTAAAGTCTTTTACAGTATTCAATGTTACATTATTCTTTTTAAGTGTTTTTTCAAATAATTTTCCAAATTTAATTTCCCAACACTTCTTTATGTAATTTTTACAAATTATAATGTCTGCTTCTTTAGATTCTTGTATTTTATGCAAACTATTATTAACATTATATTCAAAATGTACATCATCGTACACATTTACTAACTCATACATTAAAGAAGTTGTATTAAATACAACCTTATAGTGATTAAATTTTTCAATACCGTTAACTATACCTTCAACTCTATTAAATTCTACTTCAATATAATTTTCTGACTTAGGATAACTGGTGACTGTTAAAAGTTCTCCGGTTTTAGAATCGAACTCTACGTATGTTGGTACATTATGTGAATTAGTTTGTATCATATTTTGTTCCAAAATAGTCACTTATATCAACATCCATATTCCATGATATAATAGTTTTTATTTTATCTGATTGATTTATTGGTGCTCTGTGTATAGTCCAACTTGGAAATGTAATTATATCTCCTTCTTTTACATCAAAGTCATATTCTGTACCTGATATAGGATCTATCCATTGAGTCTTAGGTGTTTCTTCTGGTAAATCTAAATAATATACACTTGTAAAATTGCAACTGTGTACGTGCCATGAGTGCGTTGAATTTTTAGCATACTGTTGAAACCATATTTCATGTATAGTCCAACTTTCATACATAAAACTCTTAGTCCATTCTTTTAAATGTTCATTAAGATCAAACTGTAAAACTTTTAACCACTCTCTATTTGGATCAAATCTTCCAGGACCCCAATCGCAACGTGTAATATTATTGTTAGGACCATAAATGTTTTCAACAAGAGTAGTAGAATTAATTGCTGTTAACAATTCTTCTTTAATAGAATCGTGTGCTTTTAATTTTGTAGATTTAACTGGAAACTGTATAATTGAATCTGTCATAAAATTTCTCTGTAAAATCTTTTTCAGTATAATGAAATACTGTATTTTGTAAATGACCTCCTACTCGCATCTGTTTATTTTCATTTACAAAACAACTAATCCTATCCTGCCATTTTTTAGTTTGTGTTACCCACGGTTGAGCATATGGCTTCATGTGTACAAATGAAGGAAACGGTAATTTACTATTTGTTACTTTGTGTTCAACGTCTAATACTCTAATAGTTATTGCTGTACAAACATCTACACTTAAAAACTTTTGCATTTTCTTTGGTGCATACTTTTCATAATAGTATTCCCAGTTCTTCATAACTTCTTCTAAACACGTATAGAATGTTTTAGCAAAATCACACTTTTTAAAATAATGTAATGCAACATATATGTCTGGTAATTTATTTTGTTGAAATGTTTTTCTATAATAACTTGTATTAAGTTTATCATATTTGTAATCTGTTACCTTAGTTGTATAAAATACTTCGTAATTTTGCATTAGTTTCCACCAATTTGTTAAGTCGTGTAATACTAACATATCAGTATCTAAAACAAAAGTTTCATCATAAGGACAAGCATGATATATTTTCCAACGATTCTGCACCTTCCATTTGTGTTCTTCTGCTTTATCTTCCCATGGAATAGATACAATGTCATCAAATAGATCTTTACGTTCTACTTCATCATTGGTAATGAGACATATTTTACTATTAGGATTAGTGTTCCTAATACTTAATGCTAATAACTCTGCTTGTTTAATATAATTGTCTTCGTTATTTTGTGCAAGAAATGTAAAATTAGGCATTAGTAACTTCCCTGTTTAAACTAAACTTATTCATTATATGTAAGTTAACACCTTTAGATTTTAATAACGTATATTCTCCAACTCTATCTTGTTTTTCAACAAGCAACTTAATGGATGAATTATCTATTTTTTGTAAAATATCCTTATGAGTACTGTATATCATTTTACCAGGAAGTTCTTTTACATGACCCATAATGTGTGCCGCGATACTAAATGCATAATCATTTCGAAAAACTGTACTTGTTATTTGATATAAACTTCTATAATGATTGTAATTTTCTTTAATATGTTTTATTAAATTAAAGAATGTTTTATTTTGCAAGTCTTTTGTAAAATATACACAAGTTGCCCAATAAAATTTAATACTTGTTTCGCTTATAAATTCAAATTCTGATTCTTCTCGCCAACCTGATACATCCATACTATTATTATACATCATTAGGTTGTTGTTGCTTGTAAAACATTTTGCTAATAAGTCATTACTAATAATGTAATCAGTATCCATTACAAGTGTTTTGTCATATGGAGTAACATCATATGCATCACTTCTATTAAAGTTTTTAAAATCTAATACTTTTTTAGATAACGAACCGTCGTGATATGTTTTTTTATTTTTACGTTGGATGTCTGAAACAACTATACTGTCAAAGACATTAGAATCATAAAATTCTTCTACACGTTTTTTATCATCAGTAACAAGAGTTGTGGGAAGATTGAGATATTCTTTTACACGCTTTGCTAAAAAACAAGCCTGTGCAACATAATCTATCTGTTCATTGTTGTATGCAAATAATAATACACCAGATGTCATTCTACTAAACCGTCTACTGATCTACTCTTTTGTAATTTAGTGTACTCTATATGATATTCATTTGATGCTGTAAAATATTTGTCAGAAATATTTGAATAAAAATCACTTACATTGACTTCTACCGGGATATTGTTATCATCAATAAGAACTGTTGTATCTTGTTCTGTTGATACTAACATATAAACATAGTTTAATAGTTCTTTATTAATAGTGAATTGGCCGCCGGAATGGAAATAGATAGTATCTGTTACAAATTTTTCGTGTAACATACGTTTTTGATTTTCCAGAGTAGCACTGTAATTGCCAAACTCTAAGGCTTTTTGAAGTTTTTCGTCCATAGTAAACTATTTACTATGTATTTTGTTATGCTAAGTTGTTTGTGGTTGCAAATGTTGGTGATGTAAGTGACACATTTACGCCTGTTGGCAATCTTTCGCCTACAACGCTGTCCAAAGTACCTGTTACACTTTCATCAATTGGATTAATAGCACCGTCATTGTTTGAGTCGCCGGTATCGTCACCTACGTCATCATCTCTAAATTGAATTCTAAATTCTAATATGCTTGTGCTATTTTCTTTTGCGGCAATGTTGTAATCGTTTTCTGCATAAACTCCACTACCATCTTTTTGAAATACTTTTTGGAAGGTGCTTGTCATACCAAAGTTACCAATTCCAAAATCAGTTCCTGGTGATGAACCATCTGAAGCACAACCATTAGATTTAAATTTAACTGTTCCCATAGCCGCTAACAAATTATTCCAGTCATTGTTTTTACCATTTGAAGCACTTGGATTTAAGTCTGCTGTAAATCTAATTTCTCCACCTGCATTAAAGAAGTGTCTACGTGCATCAGCACTTGCAAAAGTAACTGTAACAAAATGATCAACAGTACCTGCCCATGACGTTGTTCTTGTAGAACTTGTTTTTAATGCTGTAATTGTACTTTGTGATGTGTTAGCAGTATAAATTAAGTCTTTGTCTGTTTCAATTGTATCTGCTAAGTCTTCGTATTGGACAATTCCTCTACCAGTGCCTGTATCCGCTGAATCTTCTTCAATTACTTGTCCTGCGGAAACTGTTGCTAATGAATTAGGAACACTGCCTACTTGATGCACTCTTGCATTAATCAAATCAGTGTATAAGTCTGACATATGCTGAGAGTCAATTACTGTCTCAGCGGCTACTTGAGCACTTACAAGTGTCTGACCGTAACCAAATTGGCCACTGCCGTTACCTAAAACATTGGCTACTTTTGCTTGTAAGTCATTATATCTTGCCGCAGTTACTATTGCCATTTTCTACTTCCTTATACTTTTAGTACAACTTCAACTAATTTTTCTTCGTGTCTATCATTAGACTCAAGTGCAATACCAACTAATTCACCTTCATCGGCTTTTTGTGCAGTACCATTAGCACCTACATATAATTTATCGCCTTTTGCTACAGGACCTATAACTCTTAGAGGAACACGACCTTTAAGTGCAATCGCTTGTCCTTCTGCTTCAGCATTCATAAGTACCGCAGGTTTTGCAGAAATAACACCAATTGGCATATCGTCAATTCCGCACCAAGATGTTTCTGCACCATCGTCTGCACTTACTTTCATAATTGTGCCAGTTGGGTACTGATCATCTGTTGTATATTTCTCTGCCAAGTCAGCGTAACGTGCTGTAGTAGCAGTACCGTTAAACAAATTAGCATTAATGTTACCTGAACTATCTCTAACTGCGACTGTGTCGTTAGTTGCCGCTGTACTTGCTGTTCTATTATTTCCACCAACTTGTAAAGCCTGTGAAGATGTTGCTGTACCGTTGAAGATTGTAGCAAACATTTCTCTAAATTTGTTGCTTGAAGTACCAATGTCAAATGTGTTGTTAGCACCTGGAATAATACCTTCTGCTTTGATCTGTACAGGTTCAGTTGATTGTGCTTGTGCATTATCAACTTTAAATCTAATTACTGTACCAACTTCGTTTGAAATAACTGCTTGGTTGTCGTTTTCGATTCTTACTGCTAAGTCATTTGACGCACCTACTGTAAAGCCGTCATCACTGAATCTAACAATTTCACTGAAATTTGATTCTTGTCCTGGAATACTTACAACGTATTCACTTGCATCTCTGCCGCCAAGTTTTTCTGAGTTAGTAGCAGTACCCCACCATCTGTGTGCAGTGGATGTAACACCTTGTTGTGCATTAGTTGTATTCTTTAGGGTCATACCTTGGTGAATGACGTCAAATCCTGTAATGGCATTGTCGGGGTCGGATGAGTCAATTGTAAAGTCTACCGCTGAAAGAACAACTACTACTTCATCATTTACAGTACCTTTAATAACTGTTCTTTGAATGTTAGCAATATCTCTAACTGTGTCAGTTACAAACGAAGTTAGTGTGTTACCTTGTGATTGTGGACCAATTAATATAAAGCCTGCACCAGTGTTTGCATATAACTGGTTGTTAGCATTATCCCACCAAAAGTCACCTTCAGTTAGTCCTGATGGTTGAGTAGCACTTACTTCTGCACCGCCTGTTGTTCTAAATTTTGTACCGTCATAAAATTTTAGTTTGCTTGTACCTGAATCAAACCAAATTTGACCTCTAATTGCTCTGGATGGTGAATTAGCACTTGAAAAGTTTTCAAGTAAATGTACGAAATTTTCGTTTTGGATTTCACCGTATCCAGCATAATTTTTACCTACAAGTTTCAGATCAGTAGTTTGATCGATTGTTCCATCTTCAACTACTGCAATCTGCGTACCGTCGGTTTTGTTAATAATGTATGCCATAGTTAATAACCCCTTTATTGTATGTATTTATGCTATACGGCAGAAGTTGCTCCACTCGTATAAGTCCACGCATTACCCGCTACAGTACAAGTAAGGACATATCTGTTAACTGTAAGTGTTACTGAACCTGTTACATCTGTAAATTCTACGTCTTTTAACACATCTTCGTTCTCTTGCCCTGTCTCTGTTACCCTCTGAGTAGTACCACTGTTTGCATCGTAAACTACACCTGCATCAGCAAGTGTATTTGCTGATACTTCAATTTCTGTAGAACTTACAATTCTGTCAATATTCCATGTTCCATTTAGGTTGGCCCATGGTGTTCCTGTGCCATATGTTGCGCCAGCAATAATAACACTTCTTCCTGCATCATAACCGTGTACAGCATCTAATTGTAAAATAGTTGTTGTACCTGTTGTTACACCTGTAATTGTTCTTGTTGCAACTGTTACAGTTTTATCTACTGCAACTGTGCTTTCACTAAGAGCCGCATTTAAATCTGCCGCGGCAAAAGTTGCACTTGCACCTGTTTGATCAGTAGCATGAATCTTTGCAATAGTACCATTGGCTTTGTTTGCCGCTGGAATAATTTCTTCTAATAATGTTGTAATTTTAGTAGCAAAGGCCGCTCCACCATTTTGAACTGGATCATATCCCATTCCGGTGATATTAAGTGCCATTGCAACACCTTCTGCATCAATAGCGTTATCAACATATTCTTTGTTTGTCGCATCTGAAAGGTTAACTGGTGCGCCTACGCCTGTAATTCTATTTGAACTTTGTACTTCAATAACTCCTGATGTACTTTCAAGTTGCAAGTTACCAACAGTTGATGAAACTTTTTGTGCATCAATGTTTACGTTATCAACATTAAGACTTGTTAATACACCAAGTGTTTGCATATCAGGAGCACTTGTAATATAACTTAATGCTGTTCCATTTAATACTGTGTTGCCGTTTAGTTTATAACCTTGTGTAGTGTCGTACCAAACATTGGATGTCCAAGCGTTAGTTGCTTGTAACCAATTAAAAGTTTTATCACCATCGCTGGAAACAAGTGTTAATCCGCCGCCATTAATGTCAGCATCTGGTTGAGCAGGATCTGCAAAACCAAGTTGCATATTTTTATCTGCAATTTTTACTTCTTCAACATCTGTTTGGAAAGTAGTACCAGCAATAGTCATATTACCTTGTACTCTTACATCTCCACCTACATCTAATGTATACTGTGGATCTGATTCAAAAATACCAAGATGTGATGTTGATGTTTTAATTTTAATTGCTGATGTTGCACCTGTGGCTTTTCTTACTTTAAATTCTAAGTTTCTATCACGTACTTGGTTATCAAGTTCTGTATGGTTTGCATTAATCTTAATAACAAAGTTATCTTCTGGACCTACGGTAATACCACCATTGTTGATTGTAGTAAGTGTGCCGTTGGTTACACCATTAGCATCTGTAGGTAAAAACTGTGACGCATTTTTCTTAATGCCTTGTGCGTTAATAATTGTATCTGCTGATGTTGCTGTTCCGTGGAATTTAAAATCATCATCAATAACATTGATACCTTTTTCTACAGCGCCAGTAATACCAGTTACAGGATTACTTGGATCTGGAGTAAATCTAATATTAGATATAACTGCTTCAGTTTCACCGCCAACATTTAAATTAACAAGTGTTCTATTAGTTTGTGTTGTATCAAGAACTGTTTCAGTTGAAAATCCTGATATTCCTTCTGATGATGCATAATCTGGACCAACAAGTACTAAGTCAGTTCCATCATAAAAATATAATTTGTTATTTTGATTATCAATCCAAAGATCGCCTGCAACTAATTGAGGCTGTGTTGGACTTACAATAGGACCGCCAGCACTTTTAAATGTAGTGCCATTCCAAATTTTTAATCTTGCTTCTCCACTGTCATACCATAGTTGTCCAGTTAAAGGATTTGCAGGTGCCTGTGTGTTGGTAAAGTTTTCCAACATCTTAACGAAGTTTTCGTTGATGCTTTCACCAAAGCCAGAATAATTTCTACCAATCAGTGAAATGTCAGTTGTTTGTGTATTAAGTTGTCCGTCAACTAATTCTACTAACAAATCTCCGTTAGTTTTATTAATCTGATATGCCATTAGTTTGCCCCCGCGTAAATTATGTAATTAACAGCCAAGTATGGGTTCATTACATCAAAGTCTTGACCTACTTGATTATTACTTAAAACACCACCTGAGAAAGGAAACTTCTGTCCTGCATTTGTTCCAGTTGGTGCATCACCTACTGTAGCATCATCATCAACTGGTGCTCCTTGAACATCACGTGACACATAATATTGTGTACCGCTTGGTCCTCTTAAATCGTGTTCGTGTTCTGGTAAGTTTTCAACTTCAATTGGTTTTTTCTCAACACCAGCAGTACCGCCAAGTACGTCTGCGTTTTCGTTTACAACTCTATTTGCTGATCCTTTTGATGTACCCATATTATCTTGACCAAGTGCAAATCTACCACGTAAGTCTGGTAGTGCAAATTTACCAATAGTTGGATTTGCTTTGTATCTTGTTCCGATTATATCATATAAATCTGAATGGTCAACAATAAACACTTCTCTACCATCACATGGTAACCAACCTGCTAATTCAAGTGTTTGTTCTGAATCAACATTAAACGCACCAGCATATGGTGTAATAATACCTATAGGGTTAGTTGGAATTGCCGCAAATAGATTGTTTCTTGAAATCTTTTTAATACCTGTTCCACTACCATTTTCATCATTAACTCTGTTAACTAAAATTTCGTCATCAAATCTTGAACTCGGTACTGATTGTTTATTTGTAATAAATGTACTGTTTACACTAATATCAAATTCTTTAACAAGAGTAGTTTCGCCTGGAGCAGTATATTGACCATCATAAATTACATCAGGTGCTGTTACATCTCCAGTAACTCTAAATGTTGTTCTACTTGCAAGTTTATCAGTACTACCTGAACGTCCTGTAACTGTACCAGTAATGTTACCTACTAAGTTTCCTCTAAATGTATTAGCGTTAATTTCTGCAAATTTATAATCTGTAGAACCAATATTAATAGTATTAGTTTGATCTGGTAAAATATTTCCGCCAACAGTAGTAACACCGTTAACTTCTAATTGGTTTCCGATTCTTGCACTCTTAGCAACACCAATACCACCTGTTGTTACAATAGATCCTGTACCTGTATTAACTGCTTCTGTAATTCCATTAATAACTAAGTTATTTGAAATAATTGCATTACCTGTTACATCTAATGACTCTTGCGGTGATAAATTGTTAATACCAACTTTTTGTGTTGAATCAATTCTTAATACAGGTTGTAAATTACCTGCATTGTTAATTCTTAAATCAATATTTGCACCAGAAGTATTATTTGAAATAATTGCATTCTGACCTTCAATACCAATTTGAACAACTGCATCACTACCAATTGATATACCAGAATTATTTCTAATTGTTAATTGTTGATTTGATACTGATGCTTTGTCGCCTCTTAAAAAGTTTGCCGCTGGAACTGGTTCTACTTCACCAGGAATAATTAAGTTCTCTGCTTTTTCTGAAACTCCGTAATACTTAGGAACGCCGGCGCCAGTAATATTAGCAGTACTCATATTGAAACCAGGTTTGATTGTTGTAAATCCTGTAATTGTTGCCTTAGGTGTAAATCCACTTGTGGCATAAATTGCTAATACTTTACCACCAATTTCAACTTGTAATGCTGTATAGTTTATGTTGTCGGTTCCTGTTAGTGTTGTAGGTCTAACACCTGCGGCTAAACCATCACTAAATTCTGGACCTACTAAGATCCAACCCGAACCAGTAAACAAATAAAGTTGTTGATTGTCTGTATCTGCCCAAAGGTCGCCTGCTACTGAGTTAGCAACATCGGGTGCAGACTCACCTCTTTTTAATCCTCCTGCTTCAATCCAGTTAGTACCGTCATAAAGTTTAAGTAGATTAACACCAATACTTGTGTCATACCATAATTGTCCTTCGATAGGTCTTGAAGGTGCATTATTATTTGCAAAATTTTCTAATAGTTGTAAAAAGTTTTGACCAATAAGCGAACCGTAGTCTGTTGTAAATCTACCTGGAATACTTAAAGACGTTGTTGTATCAACGGTATTGTCTTCAATTACAATACTGCCTTTATTTGTAATGTCAGTGTAATTAATTGTATATGCCATTTAATTACCCCTCGTTAAAACCAGTTAGTGATTGTACTCTGACTGTGTAGTCAATTTGAATTAATCTATTTAAACTCTTTTGAACTGGATGGAAAATAACGTGTGTAAGCAATCTTCCTGTTCCTGTTGGTGAGTAACTTACAAGACCTAATTCGTCAAAAACATATGCACCTTCTGTATCTGTAGCAGTATCGTTTGCTTCTTGGCCATTTGGCTCACCGTAATCAAGCAAACACTGTACAATAATATCTGTGTAATTTGTTCCAGTAACGTGTCTTGTTTCAATTTTATTTCTGTTAGGATCTACGTTATTAACAGACTGATCGTCTACAATCTTTTTATAAGTTTGATTGTATAAACTTGCATTTGTACCAGTTGAGTTTGGAGTAAGATATGTAATAATGCCTGTAGGATCAACACTTGTACCACCATTTCCAAACGCCATTTCGTATACAAATCCTTGGCCAGCGTTAGCCAAAGACTCAGCCAATGCTATACTCATATTTTCATAATGAATAGCATTTCGCTTATCTATTAAAATTTCTTTAGTTTCAGGGTCAAATATCTTAATATGCCCTTGCACTAATACTCCGTTTTTGTCTAATAAGTTGTCTGTCATTTTGTTATCCTACATTGTATTTATTTAGGTAAGTCAACCTCTTCTGCTCTTAAGAACTGTGCTATTGCATTTTCTGTCTTACCTAATGTTTTTCCTGGTTCATTCCAAATTTTACCAATTTTTCTAATTACTGTAATGCGTACACCGTCTGCTGGAGGTGTTGCAATAGTTAGTAAATTAGGCGAACTGATACTGAATTCTGCTGGTGCAGTTACATCACCTTCTGGTGAATCTTGGTTTACAGTTGGATCAAACACCTGAATAGCAGTTTTTCTCAAGCGTTTTCCACCTACAAATACTTCAAATTCATTAACACTGTTAGGCTCCCAGTCTAAGTTAAATGTGTTTGTAACACCGTCACCGTTATAAGTGTTAACTAATGTTTGGTCTTGATAAGGAACAGTTTGCTGGAATCCTTGATCAAATAACTGATCTCCGATATTATGAATATCTTTTACTCCAGTACCCATTGTACCTCTACGAAGTTGCTGTAAACTATTACCATCTATAACCATATATTCAATACGTTCTCCGTTAACAAACAGTACTCCAGGTGTGTTTGTAAACTTATCTGGAACAAACATATTTGAAGCATCTTCTACTAAGATTTCTTTATCAAACGGTTTTAAATCTTGTGCTAATCTATATTTGTTGCTGTCGCCTAAACGCTTATAAACTGTTCTATTTAACATATCTTTAAATTGTCTAAATCCAAACTTAGCAACTGTCGGACCGTCTTCTGCAAATTGAATAATTTCAACTACATCGTTTTCATTTAATGGTTGAGCCATACGCACAAACAGTCTATCATTAGTAACTTTGTAATCAATACTTGGAGTTTGTAATTTGCCATTTAAAATAATCCAAACGTATTCAGCATCAATAGTTTCTCTTTGCAGTTTAATTAATCCAGCACGTAAATGATTGTATTCTATTTCTCCTACACTTTCAAACGATAAAGTTGTACGTGTAACAATATCAAAATTCTTACGATCAATCTGTTGTACATCGTGTTTGCTGAAGTGTGTTACTTTAATAGGAACATCTTCTGCAGGAGCAGTATTTAATGTTAAAATATTTCCACTTATTGTGTATTCACCATCTGTAGTAACAAACACTTCTAATATATCGCCTTGTTGAGCAACGTTTTCAAAAATTTCAACACTTGAGTTTGCTGGACGGAAAATATAATCCGAAGTATAAGTTAATAGTCTACCATTTAATAAAACAATTATATCATCAGCACCTAACGTACCGCCTGGCTGTTGCCAGTTACGTAATTGATATTCAATTCTACTATCAACTACAAATTTTTCATTGTATCCGGCATTAAGAATATTATCACCAACTCTTACAATTAAATTATGACTTGCAGGTAAACTACTAAATGGAGTTATACTTAAATCATAAGACACACTACTTCCGTCTGCTACTAAGTTGTCGGTAATAATTTCACTAAATGTTTGAGCCGTACTTGCGTAAATTGCAAAGTTAATAACTGCATCACTTGCCGGTGCCGCACCAAAACTAATTACTACTTTATTTGCAGTATCATATGAACTATCTGTTGTTTCTAAAATGTAATCAACTTTTTCACCGTTAACTGTTACAATACTGTTTAGTTCATCTCTCCAATCAACTGCTGTTACAAATTGAATAGTTGAACCGTCACCTGTAAATGTATCCATATCAAGAATTGCTTCACCGTTACCGCTCATTGTAACAATATTCAATTTTGTATTACTTGCCGGAATAGAATTAAAAGTTATTTCTTTATCTTTATAATTTACAGTATAATTATGAACAATTATATTATTAAGTTTTACAAAGATTGCATCTTTGCCTTGCGGTATTCCGTTAAACTTAAATGTTTGTTGAACTCCATCTGTAACATAAGAAACGCTTTCAATAATACTTCCGCCTTCGCCAACTCTATCATACACTTTAATATCAAGTGTGTCTAACAACTGTCCTGGGATTAATTCTTCAGGACCTTTAGAAGTTGTTTGTGTAACAAACCCGTCACCATCAATATTAATATCTTCTGGATTAATACCTGTTGCAGTTGAATACGCTAAGTCGCCGCCAGTTACAATAGTGTCATATGCTCTTGGATCTGGAATAAACGAACCATCTGATGTATTTTTACGAATAATAATTACATCACCACTTTGTGTTGGAACAATTTCTTCGTCAAACTTAATAACTGTTGATGCAACTTCTGTGCCATCGTCAGTTAAAATAAATCCTGTTTGGCCGGCACCTGTAATGCTTTCAATTAATGCATCTGGATTTGTAGGTGTTGTGCTAAAGTTAGGATCATCAATTCTTACACCATTTTTGTAAACATTGTAAACTACACCAGTTTCTAATACTTTTGCAAAATCATATACTTTTGTACTATCGTCTGAAATACGGAAGATTTCATCTTCGAATGTGTTATCATAAGTATCATACGCAGAAGTAAACCAACCGTCTGCACTCCAACCAGAGCCTCCGCCGAATTCAAAACTCTTAACTTGTACACCACCATAATCAATACCATCAAGTAATTGACCTAAATCATTAGCAATCATTCCTGTTGTTGGATCGTAGAATAAATTAATTCTATCCTGTGCAGTTAGTAAAGAGATATCTTTACGATAATCAATAGTAATAGTTTTATTATTAGCAGGTGGAGTATCAAAAGTTATAACACCAATTTTACGTTCGTGTGTTCTACCAATTGAGTCGTCAACATTTTCAACTTTAAATCTACTTGGTAATACTTCTTCATCACCAATTTTGACAGTCATTTTGTCTTGTCTTAAATCAATTGGCCATTTAAGTTTGTATGTATATCTGCTACCCGAGCCAACAAAAGTTTCTGTTTCTTCAAGAGTTGTTATAAAGAATGTTCCTGTTACTCTATCAAACTTCACTCTTAAGTGAGTAGTTCTTAAATTTGTGTTTCCTATTACAGCATTTACTCTTGCAATTTTGCCACCATCTGCAACGTTGCCGTTCAATACAACTGTAGGAGCACTTACATATCCTGTTCCTGGATTTGTAATTTTAATTTCAGTAATTTTTCCGCCGCCAACATATGCTACTGCTGTTGCGCCTGATCCACCGCCGCCGACAAATTCAACACCTGGAGCATTTTCATAACCGCTTCCTGCATCAAAAATTGTAATTTCTTTAATTTGGAAACTTGCATTATCTGCCCAATGTTTATAAGGATATGAATTAATTAAATCACTTGATACTCTTATCTCATCATTATAAACAATAGCACTTTGTGGAGTAATTTTTCCTTGTTGAGTATTATATGCTGGAGGTAGATCAAAATCAGTCACCATAGTTTGAGAATTTTCTTCACCTTCGTAAGTTGATAGATATTCTCTAATTTTAGTCTTGTAAGGTTTTACTTCTCTAACATAATCTTCATAACTTTCTAAGAAATCATTATTAAATGTAATATCTTTTCTAAGTTTACCAATATTGTGTTTTGCTTTTACAAAACTTGTTTTAAACATCCAGTCTACAAATTTTTGCTCAGATAGAATATAACGCATCTGTGCAAAGAATAATTCATTATAATGAATTGCAAGATTATCAACAAAGATCTTATCTCTTAATGCTGATAGAACAATTCTTAATTCGTCGATAGGTTGTAAATCAAATGCACTGTCGTCATATCCAAAACTATCATAACCAACTAATTCGTCAGCATAATCATATATAGAAGATGAAAGTTGTATTGTAGCATTTTGTCTACCAATTGTTTCATAATTTATAGTATAATCTACATTAACTTGATTGTCAATTTTACGTAATAGTAACCAACCGCCTGATCCTACTGAATTAATTTTAACAATATCACCATAAGAATCACCTAATGAGTCTAATTCATATGTTTCATCAATTACATAATCTGATTTTGTTAAACTATTATATCCTGTTTTATACCAATCAGCATATGACCAATAAGGTGCTACGTCGAAACGTTGACTTGCAATTCTATTCCAAGGAATTAATCCGCCAACATATTCATATAATGACCATTTGTTAGCATAACTGTTATCTGTTGTTGTTAAAACAGTGAAGTTTCTAACAACAATTGAATCGTTGTCTTGATAATTTCTTCCACTACTAATAACTTTAGCATTTGTTACTGAGCCAACATTATTAATTTCTAATTGAACTTCGGCTCCTTCACCTGTTGATGTTACAAACGTTATTGTTGGAACAGTTTTATAACCTCTTCCAGGATTTACAATATCAACTCTAAGAAGTTTACCGTCTTGAATTGTTGTATTTAAAGTTGCTCGTTGAACTTTACCTACAGCAACAAAATCTAATTCGTCATTAGTATCAATTTGTACGTCATATCTTCTTGACGATAACGTTGGTATTGGGTCATTCTTTTCTAAATCAGATAAATCAAAGTCGTCAATTAAAACATTTTTAATAAGAACACTATTAACTCGTTCTACTAACTGCTTTAATGCTTCAATTCTATTAACAAACATAGTTTGTCTTGGGTTATTTAAAATACCATAACGTTCTTTTTCGCCTAAGAATCTATCTGGAACTTCTCTACCTTGTTCATCATATCCAATCAAACTATCATACCATTTACGTTCAAGATCTGATTTAGGAACACTTGTTTCTAAACCGTCTGTAATAATTCTATATTGATTATGGATATTATTATCTGTTTTATCAATAGTCCAGTAAGCAAATTTTAGTATAGTATCTAATCCTCTAATTGTGCTTTCTAAATTATGTGCTGTCCATTCATTATTATTAAGCAATGAAATAAATTTATATCCTTGACCTGAAGGATCTCTAATTAATTCTTGTACATCGGCACCACTAATTGTTCTGCCAGGAACATTTGGAACAGTCTTTTTATTTCTAACCCAGAAATAATAATAGTTTGTAAATTTTTGTGCTGGTTCATCATAAACACGCTTTGTAGAATATGCATTCATACCGTGTTTAGTTTTACCGCTAATACCTTGAGCAAGTCCTGCTTCAGATTCAGAACGTTCGTCCCACTGTTGAGGTGTTAATGTAGATTCAACCCATTCGTATACTTCAACTTCTGTACCTGGGAAAATTGTATTCATTGAGTTGCTAACATTGAATATATTTCCTGTGTTACTATATGGATTAATAAATCTTACAGCATCAGTATCCCACCATAATTTACCAACCATTTCATTCGCAGTAAACATTGTTACGTCTTTGCTTACAGTGTTAATAGATGCATTATTGTATGTTGCAGGATCAAATGTAGTTTTAAATGATATTTCAACTTCTGCTTGACCTGCAATTTTTCCTTGCACTGGATCAATATAATCTAAATATTCTTCAACAGTTTTTGTTTTTCTGTTGTATATCGAAATACCTTTAATTTTTTCAACATCAACAAGTGGACGTTGATTTCTTTTTCTTTCCCATAATTTTGTATTAGGTCTGACTCTGTAATCTAATACAGTTCCAACAACTTGTTTTCCTGATTGTCTGTACTGTGGAAGTGAAACATAGATATGATTATTTTTAATTAATAGTGTTCGACCAAAGTATAAAGTACTTCTATCAGTAAATTCTAATTTATCACTATACACATATCTGTTACCTAATAATTCAAATACAAAAACTTCACCTGTGTCAATTAATGTTGAACTAAAGTGTGTTGTACCGTTATCAAATACTGTTGTACCAGAGTCAAACTCTGTGCTACTAAACAAGTCGCCGCCTGCTGAATGTACAACAATTCTATCGTTGTCGTATCTAACTACTGTACCAAATTTTTCATTTGGCAAACCACTTGGACCTACTAAGTGTTGAACTTGTTCAAATCTACCATTAACTTGTTCGTATATAAACACTGTACCTTGATTAGAAGATGTATCTGTATAATTAGGAGCACCAACTGCAATAAACAATCCATCAGTTGATACTGCAATCGAATCACCATAATTTATATTAGCATATGGTGCATCAATCATTTGATCAAATACATAATGTCCTAACAGTGATTTTCTATAGATAACTAACTTTCTTGTTGCAATAGAACTATCAATAGCATCACCATATTTTACAATAGTTGCTAAAATGCTACCAGTAAGACTTACATCAAATTGAGTTCCAAACTCATATAAATTATCACTATCGATAGCACTGTCTGTACCGATAATAAATCCTGTGTCATTTGGTAAGAAGCCATTTAGTTCTATACCTGTAGTAACTTCCTGCCAGTTATTTGAATTAAAATTACCTGGAACTAAATTTGTTAATGCTTGATAAACTGCATTATCATATCTTACGTATTCGCCTTCGAAGTAAGGAACTGTAGTTACAAAGTCGCCTCTATAGTTAGCATCAGCACCAAGTTTCCAACCACCGTTTACATCATAGTTGAAAATATTAATTCTACCTGGTTGATCAAATGTTCCGTTACCTTTACTTAAAACATAAGCAGAATATGCTCCGTTAGTGTGTGTTACTATTCTAATATCACTACCTAAATATCTTTCTGACTCACTATCTGGTGTTACATAAGTTCCAATTAAATTATAAAAATTACTTGCATTTCTTTCGTAGATTGCAAAAGCACCTTGTCTTTGTAATGTACTTGCTACTCCATTTTCATCTGCAGGAATATTATAAACTCTTTGCCAATCATTATTTGTTTTAGATGGTGGATTAGCGGCTCTTGCAATACCATCTAATAACTGTGATTTATAAATCCAATATTCAAAGCCTTGTAATGTACGTGTTGTACCACGAGGAATATTTTCACCTCTATCTACAACTACTATCCAACCTGCTGTTGAAGTTCTTAAATGAGTATCTTGAGTTGTACCTACAAGTCTTATTACACCTACGCCTTGTGATCCTCCAACAATACTCATACTTGAAATGTTCTGGTTTACGTTTCCTAATTTCCAAGTTCCGGTGACTGCTTTAACCCAGACTCTTAAATCATTAAATGTTTTCTCAATAGCAACTACTTCTGCTGTTGCAAGTGTATCGTTATCTTGTACTGTGTCACCAACAATAGGAATAAACGGATTACCGTAATTAGGATTATAGTCTGGATCTCCAGGAGTTGGTGAGCCTCTATCATCAAAGTTTGTTAAGTTAACATCAATCCATCCTTCCCACAAATCATTAATAGTGTGTTCTGTGTTGTTTAGATAGTCGTGTGTAATATTACTACCTATTACTGATGGATCTTGTAATAAGTTATCAGCATTTCTATATTCATTAAAGAAAAAGTTAAAAGTATTGCCAATAACTAATTCATTGTTTAAATTACTTGGTGCTCTAAAGACCCATTTATCTGATAACTCATCTCCGGAGTCTCCAGTGTATGTTAAACTTTCAATATATGACGTAATAGAAACTTCTGCTGGATTATCAACTGTTCTTAATACGTTTTGATAATAATTCGGAGTTCTCTGAATACCGTCTTGAATAATATCTGTAATTACAAGATACGGTTGAGTTTCAATAGTTGCTATCGACTGGAATGTCGATCCTACGTTAATTTTCCACCAGCCGCCAAGATTATCGTCATCTTGTTCAACTGCTCTTTCAAATGCACCAACTGAGATATCTCCAACAAATAGTGTACCTTCTGATTCAAAGTCACCGTTTGCATCTCTAATATAAATTAAAGTTCTGTTGTCACCAGTTGTAAAGACAAATGCAACAATACCTATTGCTGTTGCACTGGAAATTGTTTCACCTACACTTGGTATTGCCTGTGTATTATCAACTAAAAGGATATCGTCAATCTTATCTACAATAGTATGGTTACCATCAAAGAATTGTTTACTCAATGTTGGGTTACCATTAAAAGGTTGAATGCCTGGTGCACTTGGATATCTTGCATTAATATCGTTCCAGAATAATTCTAAAGTATCACCAGGAGTAGTTGCTACATATGCAAGTCTTGGTGCTCTTATAAGAATGTGATCTGTGCTTTCTTCTTGGAATAAGAAGTTTCCTCGTAACATATAATAAACATTATCATATGTTCCTGTGGTTTGATTGTATGTACCAATTAAGTGTCTTAAGTGAGAATTGAAACTTGGAAAATCCAAACTTGGATCTGTTGGTTCAATAATATTTTTTGCACTCCAGTATTGATTTGTATATTTTACAATATCGCCTTTTGCATAAGAAGCCGCTGGACCAAATTGACCTTTAAATTTTGTTTTTACATTCGAAGCATATGGGATACCTACAAAGATCCATCTTCCGTCACTGCTAATAGCAGTTGAGCGTCCAAAACTTTGTATTCCGTCAAAGTATCCTACAGGTGCATCTAATGATTGTGATAAAACAAGATTTAATCCTTCACTTGCTCTAAAGTGAATATCAACTCTACCTTGAATAGGATTATTAGAACTGTCTACCGCTGTTAACGGAGCAGGTGAACCAACTGGAACAATAGTATTATTAGTATTTGAAGATATACTTGTTCCAAATATTCTTACATCTGTATCTAATAGTCCTGGTGTAGTAACATTATAAACTTGCTGTGTTAAATCATATGTATTTGAGTTTTCAATAACTGTCCATCTGGCATTTTCATCATGATCAACCCAAACACGTTCTTGTGTTGAATAATTGTCTCGTGTAATTTTTTCGTTAACATCATTTAAAGTTGCAACTCTTGAACTTATAAGTTTTAAGATAAATCCATCCGCTTCTGGAGCGTCTTCAACTTCACCTGTAGTTTGTGCATAGATTATATCTAAACTTACTCTTAAAACTTTATAGAATCTATTTTGTTTTGGTCCTACACCTAATACACCAATAATATCACCTTTTGCAACAGTTGGTGCTTTTCGTGTTTTAATTTCTATTGACTTAGAACTATCACTATTAATAATACTTGATACTTTCATATCAGTTTCAGTTTGACGTAAAACGTCCCAAGTTTGTTCTCTTTTAGCAACCCAAATATATTGACCTATTTCAACTTGCTGAAGATCTAAATCTAAAATATCATCATAGTTTGTAACTTTAAAGTTAATATCATCTTCAGCAACATATCCTGCTGTCTTAATATAAGACTCATCTTCCTCAATATATTTTGTTGGGAACGGTTTATGATCATACTTAGGTGGTTTACTATATACATCAACCGGACTGTATCTATAAACTAAATCAGTTGCAAGAGGATCAATAGTTTGTACAAGTTGGAATGGTTGAGGAGATAATCTAAATTTAGATTCATCAATCTCAAATTCAACTTCATCAAACGAATCACTTGCGCCATACTGTCCTACTTTAAATGCCCAATCTTCAAAAAACTCTAAACTTGAATTTTCTGTGTTTGACAGTGCATCAAATAATTTACTTAATGAATTAGTTGTTCCTTTATCTTGAATAAATCCTTGATAGAATTTGTACTGTGACACATCATCATTAATAATATTTTCTAAGTAAGTACGCTTTTGATAACCAATTAAGTGTTGTGCAAGTCTTTGCTGTTCACTATCAAAATTATCAGTATCTAAATCATAAAAATCTGCAAATTGATTTGCTTTGTAATCAAAGTTAGGAATTAATTCGTTCTGTGGTTTTTCTGATAGCAAATACCAGTCATTATCGTTAAACTCAGTTGATCCTGGTATTTTATATTTTGCACTATAATAACGTGTTTTATAGTAAACAACATCTGCAATTTTGTAATCTGTATTTTCTTTCCAGTCAACAACACTTACAGTATCAAGTGTAAAGCCAGGAATGTTTACTCCGCCATCCCAATCAACACTTCTGTATCCTAAAACTCTAACACGCTGTTGTCTGTATCCAGGTCCTGGATTATAAATTGTATCATTGAAAACAGTTGAGTTGTCAAGTAAACAAACGTGTTCTTTTTGCACAAGAGGTAATTTAACAAAGTAAATACCGTCTGCTGTATTTTTAAGAGTTAATCCAAATTCGTTTTGACTACTTCTAATTGTATTAGCAAAGTCTTCTTGTAATTTTTTACCGTCTGCTTTTAATAGTGTATAGTCATAGAAGTTATCAAAGATATTGTCTACAACAGCATAATCTCTATAGAATTGTAAATTAATAGCACTTGGAGATAAAGTAAGCAATGCACCGTCGCTCCAGTTTTGTGTAGTCCAGAATAAAAATTCTCTTGCACTTAATTCCCAGTTTTCTACAGTTTCAATAGTTTTATTAAACTTATCAAAAACAAAACCTTTATATTCTAAATACTTTCCGTAACCAAGTAAAAAGTCAGTTACTTGTTGTGCTGTTCTAAACAGTGTACCATAATTTAATTTAGATCTTTCTGTTTCAAAATTTCTTCTTAAAATTGCATCTACGCCTCCTTCAATTGGAAGGTCTGCAAGTTTAGCAAAATTATCTTGAACAAAGGTATCAAATGTTCCTGATACTTTTACTCTGAAAAAGTCATTACCAAATCTTACAATTTGATCTTTCTGATAACGTTGTCCAGATTCCCATTCAAGGAAAGATTCACTTACGCCGCCAACATTAACTACTGGATCTTTTGCACGTTCAATATATTTGAAATAATCAAAATATGGCTTAGACTTATCATAACCTCTAACAACAAAACCTCCCGGACGTTTTTCAATAATAACACCACTATACGAAACTGTATCTACTGGAGATGATGTGTTTAAAAATAACTTATAATTTTCTTCTGGTATAAAAACATTACCTTTATTATTAGGTGTTCGAGAATCTAATACTAATCTAAATTTATCCTTAGTACTAAATCCACCTACTTTAAATCCTAACTGTGTTTTTATGTTTGCAATATCATTACTATAATCTTCATTTAGTTTTGTAACATCAGCATTAATATAGTTAAAAATATAATTTACTAAACCAGCAGTAGAAGTTCTAACTGTGCTTGAAGATGTGTTTGGAAAAACTAAATCGCTTAACTTAATACGTTTATTAGTTGCTGTATAAACAAGATCGCCTGCTGTGTTTCTTACAATACGAGAACGATCAAATCCTAATCCCATTACTTTAGAAGGTTGGTGAATTAACCAAGCAGTAATAAATGCAAACGCAAATTCACTTCCTCTACGCCATGCTGTTTCAACTGGTGCTTCGTCACCAAATACAAATTCCCTATTTGTTTCAGGAAGAATTAAGCCTTGGGCATATCCAGATTCATATGGACTTAATAATACCCCTTGTGTGTTTACAGGAATAAGTTTTAATAAATTCTTTCTTGCATAGTTAGGACGATATCTAATAGGCTTATTAGGTTCTCTAACTCTTCCTTCTTGTAGATCTTCCCATAGAATTAAGTTTTCTCTTGTATACGGTGCTGGACCGTAAACTGTTTCCCACCAATCAGGTTGATCAATATATCCTAAAATTTTCCAAGGCGTTGTATGCGGAGAATCAGTTCCTAAATAATGATTATAAACTCCTCTCCAGAAACCTGGCAACGGATTGCCATCTGGATCTGTCATATAACTGTAGTTCCAAGTAAACGAATTTGTTCTATCATAAAAACTTTTATCAGTATAATCAGGATCGCCTGCAACTGCTAACCATTCAACAAAGTCTGTTATAATTACATCGTCTAAATCTTCTCTTGTGAATCCAGTATCTCTGGATGCATGGCCTAAGAACGAATCAACATCAAAGATGTCTTTATCGTATTCAATTTTAATATTATTATAAATTCTTTTTTCTAATTCAAGAATTAACTCATCTCTATAATCGCCGTATGCTTTTACAATACTTCCATCATGACCTTTAATTACTGTTTGAGGTGTTTGGTATGTGTTGTCTACATACATTGTTGGAATATGTAATGGCCACAAACCAAACTTAGTTGGTGTTGGTGGAATATAAGAAGCATCAGTTGAATCATACTCATAAATGTCTACAACATCATCAACTGCTAAAGTTACTTTATCTGTAATCTGTATAAACCCAGCGTCAGTAAAAATATAATCTCTATTGTGTAATAACTGCGAATCATTTAAGTAAACATAAACTGCTTTAGCAGTTACAGTTTTTAAATTAAACGGAGTTGTTAAACTATAAAATTTATTACCTGGGTCTGTAACACTAAATGAACGTTTATTATTTGCACCGTTACCAATCATGTCAGTCCAGTAAAATGCTGTTTGTTTAGATTTTTCTGACTGCCATTTTTTAATTACTTCATCAACTACATATCTTGGTGTTCCGTCAACACCAATTTCATTTGCAATGCTTATAAATGATCTTTTAAATTTAGCATATTCTTTTCTTGCAAAACGTAACGCTTTTACTACGTTATAATTTTTATTTGTAATGTGATAAGATGCAAGTGACGCCGGTCCTGAATGCTGTACAAATTTTGTACCGTACTCAGCCAATTGACCTAAGTTACGTAAATTACTACTTCCAGGATACTTTCCAACAAATCCGTCTACGTTTTCAATAATCGTTGTTACATGATCTGCTACTTCGCCGTATGTAAAATTTTGAATATTTTCATTTAGAGGATTGTTACCTAAGTTAATAGGAAACTCATAATGACCGTTGTCATTTTTATCTGCTTCACTTGTGCAGTGTAAGATAACATTATCATTCCTTGCTAAATTACTTGTAAAAGTTACATATGCAATTCCGTTTTCTCTATTAATTTCCCAATCAGTTCGTCTTTCATTATTAACAAAAACTTTTACATCTAATTGATTAAGATCTCCACTTCTATTGAAAACATCAACTGCAAAATTATTTTTTTGACCTTCAACAACATACTGTCTAATAACTTTTTGTTTACTCTCTGTTACTGCTTTTTTCCAACCACTTACACTTGTGTATGTGTTTAGATCTGTATACTTTCTTAAAGTAGCAACATCTGTTGTTTGTGTTAAAGTCTGCTGTCCTACTTGATATGTGAATTTGCCATTTAACAGATCAAAGTTAAAAACAATGTCTCCGCTATTTTCGATATTTCTATATGATAAAGGAAAACCTAATTCAGTGTCGTTTGTACCAGTACCTTGTTTATAAGAAAACAACTTTGTACCAGCAAACGTATTGCTATTATACGTTTGAAATGATTCGTCTGTAGAATCGTATAAATCAAACACTGGCGCTTGATTTGCTGTTAACTTGTCTTGTGCTTTTACCCATTTAGTACCATTGTACCAATAAATCTTACCTTGGTTTTCAACACCGTTTTTAATTAAAACAGTTTCATTGGTAATCGGGTCTGTATCAGTTTCTTCTTTTAATGCAATCTGTCTTGTTCCAAGATGATTAATAAAAGTTACTTTGTAAATTCTACCGTTTACACGAATATCTGGATCTGCTGTAAACAGTACACGTTGACCGTCAATTAAATCAATTCCGTCAACATTATAACCTATTGATCCTTCAATAATTGAAAATACATCATTTGTCTTATCATCAATTAGATCAACGTTTTGTTTAAATTTAGAACCAAAGTTAAAAAGTCTTAAACCTCCATCAAACTCAATAATAGGTCTTTTAGCACGTTGATTTTGATCAAGATCAGGTTGTGTTCCGTTTGCTGTTGCAACTGCTTCAATAGTTTGTCTATGGAACCATCGGTTGTGTCTTGACCAGGGGTTTCCATCAATAGAAGCACGATTAATTGTAATATAATCTTTATCCTTAGGATAGTTTAATGCTTGACCAAAAGGTAGTTTGTCAAAGTTTTCACTATCAAATGGTACAAACAAGTTAGCACTATATTCGCCTGTAATTTCTAAATCTGTTTTGTTAATAAGTTGAATGCTTTCTCCAACACCTTCAACATACCAAGTTCCTTCTCCGTATTTTGCAGGCGTTACATCACCAAGGAATTCAACAAGCATACCGTTTGACAAATCTACGTTAGTTCTTGTTGTATATGTTTTCTTTTGTAAGATCTCTTCTTCTACATTTATTGCAGTATTTTCTAAAATGTTATACATTAAAATTGTACCACTTGTATTAACATCGTTTTTACTAATGTAGAATAACCTGTCAGGTGCATCTAATGGTACTGTAAATTTTAGTGTTCCCTTCTCAACAAACACCGTTGCTGATTCTACACCATCAGTGTAAAGTGTAGAAATGTTGTCGCCTTCTGTAAATCCTGTGATACCACCTTCAACTGGTTCTACTATGTATTCACCAGTGTCGTATCCGTCTGCGTCATAAATTTCTGCTTCATACTTACCAGGTGCCAACACCCCTTCAACAGTTTCTGTTATGATTGCTTGTCCTGGTGTAAAGGCTCTGTTAGTTGCAAACGCAATAGGATGTCCAGGAGTGTCAATCTCAAATATGTAAGTCTGACCTTTGTAAAGTTTTAAAGTAGGATTTTGTGTTAACCCAGTTGGCGTAAATTTATAGACTACATTGTCATCATTCTCCTCCAATGATACTTTAAACGTTGAAACTACTTCTTTTGATTGTCCGTAAATAGGTAATACTTGTGGTCCACTTGGAAGCCAATAATATTCTCTAAAGTTTACAAACTTATCCCAATCAATATGCGGATTCCATGCATAATATTCTTGTGTATTAATTTTACTATGATCTGGATTATTGTTTCCAAAAGATCTTAACTGATTTATAAAATCGTTATAGTCTTTGTAAAATGTAACATTATCAACATCATCTTTAATAACAACTGCTGGTTCTAATTGATAATCTTCTCTTTGCTTTGTTACATCACCTACATAGTTGTCATCTGCTGAAAATGCCTTTGCATTTTTTCTACCATAGTATGCATTAAGTTTCTCAACTACACCTGGTTGAACTAACTGATCAAGTGTACTTGATAAAAACTTTTTATTTGCCGGAGTTCTAAAGTAACGAGGTAGGTGACTTAGACTGGTTCTTTTTTCGTTTTCACCGTCTGGGTTTATTGGAAACTCGTTCTGATCGTTATCATATGCCATTAGTAACTACTTCCTTCAGTGTTCGAACTCGACGTAATACCTGCATTTTCTGTTGTTGCTGTTGTTACAATATTACCATTTGCTTTTAGTCTTGATGCTGTAATACTGTCAATAATTTCTACATCATCTACGGTAGCACTTGAAATAAAGATCTCATCACTTTCGGTTGTAATTTCATATAAACTTCCAAAAACTTTTTCAGTCTGATTTGGTACTAATACAATAGTGTTAATATCAGGTGCTAACGAATTCATTATATAAGTTGCTAACTCAGAGAAACTAAATTTATCTCCAAAGTCCCAATATTCTAAACTAAAGAATTGATTAATTGCTGTAATAATACGCAATTTAATATCATTATCATTAGTTACTTGCTCTGGATTTTTAACTACTTTAAAGGTTGCTTGTAAATCAGTTTCTGATTTATTACCAAATAAAATTTTATATTTTACAGGATGATATACTACTTCATCACTGATTGATTTAATTTTATTAATTTCTGCACCAAAGTTTTGAAATAATTCGTCTGAACTTGGTGGGAAAGGTTTGCTATTACGAACACCGCTTAGATATTCTCTAAACTGTTTGTCATACGTTGATGTTAACAAATACGTATCAATAATATTTGTACTACTTGGATCTAATCTGCTGTTTTCGTCTGCACTGTGAACGTACTGGAATTTAATTTTATCTCTTCCTTTGTATGCTTTATAGTTTGTAACTAACGATAACACTCCTGTTGTTGATGAATATTGTTTAAAGATATCTGCATCAACAAAGTAAAAAATAGTACCATTATTAAAAACAGATAACGGACCAGTTGCTGACTCAGTTTCGTAAACTACAATATTTTCAGATTGTGCGTCTACATAGTTAAAGTTTGTTGATTGATTGTTTGTAATTTCTTCTTTAGCAAACACCCACTTAGTTAATGAGTTGTTACTTGGTTCAACAAATCTTTCAAATGAATCAGGATTATCAATAATGCCGTCGGCATCACTATCAAAGAAACTTACTTCTACTTTTTTACTGTTAACATAACCTTCTTCGTCTCTGTATTCTTTAGTAATTTGCCAAGGATAATCAACCGTAAACGGCTCTACTACATCTGGCTTTTTATTAATTGATAGCAAATTAATTTTGTCAGTAACAATTTTACCTGTTCTACTGTCATAAATTTGATCTGTTTCGTCATAATAGAATCTTACTTCTTTATCACTTTCAAAAACATACCTTACTCCTCTATATGTAATAGTATATTTTTCTCCGTCTGTTTCAAATAATAATAACCAACTTGAGTCTAAGTTTTGATTTGAAGTATCACCTGATCTACCTGTATTAAATGCATTACTAATACTTAGGTTATTATTTAAAATTACTCTCCATTCTCTATCTGTTAAACTATAACGTACTCCAAATGTTTTATATGCAAAAATTTGATCAATCATTTGCGAAATTACATCTGTTGTTAATGCTGTAGCAAATTTAGGTTTAATTTCAGATAGGAGTGCTCCAGTAGGAACTACATCATTGAAAATAATCGGTCCTTGGCCGTCTTCAAAGTTTTCAGTACCATCGTCATTTACTTGAATAACTTTAGTCCAAAGAACAGTTGTTGCATAAGGATGATCTGCAGGACCATCCATTAACTTGTTAAAGTCATTTGTCATGAAATGTTTTCCTGCTGGAGAAATAAACTTAACAAGTGCTCCTGGTTCTAAATATCTTAATGTACTTCCTGTAAATGTACCTGTGCTTAATTTAATGCTATTTGTATCTTGTAAATAACCACTGGAGTTATTAGTTTGTTTTGCAACCTGTGTCCAAGTAGCATTTAAATCAACTGCTGATGTTTTTGGAAACTCACTGTAATAAAAGTTTCTAACTAATATATCACGCAAGATTGGTTGTACTACGTTTTCAATTCTACCTTCAACATCTGTTCTTGTAACAAATGTAAAGTTAACTTTTTTATCAAGAACTTCTTTGTAAATTATACCATCATTGCCGTAAATGTTTGTGCTTGAATATTTTCCTGTAGCATCAATTAAATCAAAGTATCTACTAACACCACTTGATGTTCTATTAATACTTTTACTCTTAATAATTTCTTGACTGATTGATCTTGGTGCAACTTGATAGTCTTCACCTGTAATCATTCTGTTCTGTGTATAATAAGTTGATGGAGCATTTTGTTTAATGCTGGCATCTGACTCTGTTGCACTTGCGTTGTCAACTGTGTACTTTAAAGAACAAACAATATTAAGAGTTTCATTACTTCCTGATCTACTTTCGTATGGTACAGAAATTGTAATGTTTGATAATTCTTCTGGAGTTACTGAAAATTTTCTACCAAGAGATTTTCTGTAATAAACTCTAAATCTACCTTTAGGTAGGTTACCAAACGTACCGTCTGCAAACAATAAACTAATTCTATCCTCAATCCTTGTTAGAACTGTAAAAATATCTCTTTGGTTTTTGTTTAAACTGTTATAGATAACATTATTACCTTCAACAGCATCAACCTTTGTCCATAGGTCTTCTTCGTTTCCGTTGCTATCTAATTTATAAAGCCAAACATCTGAATTGTTAATGTTTGTTGCATCAATAGCAACTGTTTGATTAGTTGTTGGAGTAGTAATAGTAAATGTTCCGTTATCTAATACACCTTGTCTAAAATGCACAAAGTATCCAGTGTTAGAACTACCAGCACCTTTGCCATCTTCTCTATACAAAAATGCTAAACTATTTCCTGGTAACGGATCTTCTTCGTAAATTTTGTCTGTTGTGATACCTGCACTTGTAACTTCAAACACAATATTTTTTTCACCAACGTTTTTATTAAAACTATAAACTGGTAAATTTGTGTTAGTTGCATTGTATCTGTATTGCTCAGTAGTAATTCCGTTAATTGTGTATTTTTTAACAGGTCTTCCTATAATTGCATTTTCTGGTAGAGCGGCATTTAATACTTTTCTAAACTGCTCACTCCAATCAGGATTGCTTGGATCATTCCAAATAATTGTTTGGTTAGAAAGGTTAACACCATTACTGTCTGTTATTTCTTCTGACGTTTGAATACTTTCAAATTTTAATAAGCCGTTTGCCGCTTGGTTACGCTTAGGATTATAGGAAAGCAATCTTGCTAAACGTAACACGCTTTCACGGCGTTCTGCTAATTCTAAATAGTTTTCTCTTGCATTTAAGTCTACACGGAAAGCAAGGTTTTGACCTAAGTATGCAATTAAATCTATTAGTGCAAGGTATTCTGAGGATTCAATGTAATCGTTAAAATCTTCTGGATAATTTTCACGCAGATAGTTGATCATTGTCCGACGTAGACTATCAAAGTCGTACGACTTAAAGTCTGCGTTTTTAAATGTTTGGTATACCCGCTTCCAATCTTCAGCAAGTAACAGTCTATTTTGTCTATCTGTTGTTGACATTTGCTTTCCTCGTTATAAGTATTTATTTGTTTCCGTTAACAGAGTACTTAATTCTTTAATCTAAAAAGCCGTTTCTTTGATCAAACTGTAACTTCATTTGCTCTGAAATATTGTATGGTAGGTATTGTAATTCGCACTCAATTTGAATACCACTCTCATACTGGTCAACAATAACTCTTGTAGCACTGATCCTTGGATCACTGTTTATAATTGTTGTTACATTATCTGCTATTGCTTCTTTTAGATTTTCAGTTAACGGATCAAATAAGACATCCCATATAATTGTTCCAAATTCAGGGTTTTCTAATTTTTCTCCTTGACGTATATGAAAGTGGTTTAGTAGATCTTGTTTAATTAGACCAATGTCGTACAGTGTATACGACATATTGTCAGGATTTACTGTGCTTAACCCTTTGTACGTTTGTTGTTTAACAACGGGTTTTTGCTTTAGATTTTCCTTAACTTTTACAGTCTTAATTGTGTCTTTTTCTAAACTACTCATATCAATATTTATGTGCTGTTACGCACCATCCTTTTTAAATGTATCTGGCAATGTATCTATATCCGGAGACGACTTAATGTAAAGATCATTCTCACGATCAAGTGATATTGAATTATACGTAATAGGGTCAACGTTTTCATGGTGTCCCCACGGCTCATGCTGTGGTAAGCGTTTGTGTAGCGAAGCAACCGCGGTAGCGGTAAAACCCGGTACTACGTGTGTGCTTAACGGAGTTACTGCGACAGCGGTAGCGGCCTGCGGCCCATTCATGTGAATGTTCGGTGCGGTTTCTGTATGGTTGCCTCCACTTAAGATATCAGTTGGACCTCCTGCTGTAAACCAGTTATGGCCTCCTGTATTAACATCATAATCTTTTTTAGTAGTTAACTGTGTGCTACCTTCAACAAGCGTTGTCATATCTTGGTTTGTTTGGATCTGGATATCGTCTTCACTTAATATATTTGTCTTGCGTCCTGCATGAATGTTAATGTCTCTATCAGCAGTAATGTTTAGATCGTTTTCAGTGTGCATACTAATACTGTCTTTTGCATAGATATCAATCTTACCATTAGCAGTCATTTCAATCCATGTATTACCACTACCGTGATCTATACGTATTAAATCTTCTGAATTGTGAAAAAGTATTTGATGACCGGTACGTGTTCTAATACGCATTAGTTCATTTGCTGGTATTTGAGGTAAGCCGTCTGTTTCTTCTTTACCTACACTTGCATATGCTTTTGCTGTGTTACTTGCCGGACCTTTACGTAAAAATTTGTCATCTCCATCGTCCATAACAAAGTGCGTTCCGCCGAGGCGGCCGAATGGAATATCTGCTGAAGCACCAGAGGTGCCGTACTTGGCTTTTTGATATCCAGGACGCTTGTCATACGGTCCAGGAGTTGAAATACCAAATACCATGCTCGGTACTTCACGTCTTGCACTGGCACTGCTTAATCCACGTGTGCCATCAGAACTTAATCCTGCACTGTGTAGAATAGACATCCAATCTTCGTTAATAGGCTTTTTAAATTTTGTAGGATCGTTACCTTGATTATCAGATAAATTCTTTTTGTTTATTTCGCCAACTACTACTTTTGTTGTGTTTGCAATACTGTCATTACTGCCATCTGTAGTTGGTGCTCCACTGTAATGACTTGTTGCTACTCGATCAGGCATTGAAAAGTTAATGTAGTTGTCTTGTACACAACCAATCCAAAAACCTAAGTTTGCTTGACCTTCAATAAACACAACAATTACTCTTGTGCCTATATCAGGCGGTGTCATCCAAAAGCCGTATGCTTGTTGTGTGTACTTGTAACCTTCGTTCTTGGTTAAGCCAGTAGCAGGAGTTTGTCCTGCAAAAGGACCACCATATTTAACTTTAAATGTTTGACCTTCTAAGTCTTGGTTACTTGATGTGTTGAACTTGATTAATTGCACTTCAACCGCACCCATATAGTTAGGATCAAGGTGTCCTATTATTCTTCCTATATATGGACCGTAACTGAGTTTTACCTCACTACCGGCGGTACGTTTATCCTGTGCCATTATGTTCCTCCCAGAACCCTACCAGCGGCATCCGCTTTAATTTCTTGTGTGGATTTTTCACCACTTTGTGCGGCAGGTTTCTTAGTATATTGATTTGGTCTTCTAACGCATTCAAGTGTTTGTTTAAATTCACCGCCTGAAATATTGTTCCTCACTATGGTGACTTGGTATAGTCCACTAAATGCATCGACGTCAATTGTTTCTTCAGGAAAACCCATCATGCCGTTTTCTTTGTAATCAACTGGTGTTCTAAAATTAATAATAATGTCAACTTCACCATATTGATAATCTATACTGCCGTCAGCATCAATGTTAATAAACTCTGTGTTTTCTGAGTTGTAATTACCTATTCCGCTATCAGCAATATAGTATGGATCTCCCCATATTTCCATCTCAATAGTAATTAAGTCAACGTTGGAGTTTACAATGGCATCATTGAAACGTCTTGCTACTTCAATCCGCATATCGTCAACGTTAACAGCACCTGCGGCACGTGCATTGTTTTCTAACACAGGTCCTGCTTTTCCTGAAATTAATTGATCGTTATCTGCAGGTGTTTGTTCAACTTTTTGGTTAGGGTTTTCGCCTTCTTTTGATCCTTCTTCTACATTAAGTTTAGGAAGTACACCCGGTGAAATACTTTTAAAGAATGAATTATCTAAGTTAATGTTAAAATTAATAATATCATCATTCTTACCACTGTAGATATAATTGTATTCTTTACACGCCTGTGCTTTTAATGCTCTAATACCGTAAGGTATTTTATCAGGTGATAGGAATTTTGCTTCATGCACTTTATAAGGTAAAATTCTAAACACATAAATTCTTGGTGGTTGGCCTGTTTTCTTTTCAGTTTCTGGATCTGTAATGTTAAACACCTGTGTATCAATTTTAAACCAATCTTTAAATCCGTTAGCATCACTTGGTGCGTCTACAATTGATCTACCATAGTCACTTAATATAATAAGTTCTTCAATAATATCTTGTACTCGAGTTCCTTGTGTAAATTTTATTTCGCCAAGTCCGGGTACAATCTGCAACTGACCACTACTTCTTTTCCATACACCTTTATCTTTGTCCCAGGTAAATCCAGCATCACCAAACGGTTGACTTGTACTTCCTAACTCTTCAAGTCTAAACATTTTTGCATTTCCAATAGCGTTTGCATTTTCTTTACCAGTTTGCTTATCAGTAATTTCTTGACCAAGTGCTGTTGTTGTAACCAGTGTGTTTACATAATCAAGATATGCTTCTGTCATGGCTGGGTCTACATCACCTGTTTTTAATAATTTAAAAATATCTTCAATAGCCTTTTGATCAGTTTTACTACGTGCGGCTGATCCACTGCTAACACTTACTGCCGAGTTATTATTAGTTGCTGTAGTTGCGCCTGCTCCGCCGTCACTATTGTTTCCTGTAAGATTTCCTTTTGTTGCACGGTCTTTAGGAAACACAACAAAATATTGATCTGCTGTTGATATTGTTTTGTCTATTGCTTTTTTACCGTGATACTTGTTAAGTTCATTTGCTAAACTTTTAGGACTACTCTGTAAAAGTTCTTCAAGTGTAGTTCCTACTAATGTTACATCACAAGGTATCGTCTGTGTAGCATCTTTTAATGCTCCTTCATTATAAGCAACCCCTTCAACAACATATGCACTTCCGCCTGCTGTAACTTCTAAGTCACTACCAACAAGTTTGAAAGGTAACATCTTAGTTGCTTCTGGAACACTATGAGGATTACCGTCGTTGTCAAACCCTACAAAATCCAAAGTTAGTAAGAATGGCGATTCAAGATAGTTGTGATGTCCTGCTTGAAATGCTCCAATTTGTAAAGCCTGCAAGAACAATCCCATACTGTAAGGCTCATTAATTTCTAAACGAAAACCAACAGCATTTGTTGTCCCTTTTTTTCTGCTTGGTGAAATTAAAGATTCAATTTCTAAACTATTGCAAAAGAATTCTATTTTTTTTCCATTAGTTTCATATGCTGTTAAAACTTTACTGTCACCAAGTCCGCCACCACTTTGTAAAATAGCATTGGCAGGACGTTTAATTCTATAAGTTCCATCTGGGTTATTAATTTCGTCATTTGTTAAAGCATACAAACCGATTCGATAGTTATAACTGGCAAACTTTTTTAAAGAGTTTGGTAATGGTAATTGAAGAACTCTACCGTCAGCGGTATACGCAACTTTTTGAGGCGGTATAGTTATTTTGCTTGGAGGTCCTGCAACACCTGTTACTACTTTTTCTTCTGGTTTATTTGTAGGCTTTTTATCTTCTTCTACAGTAGTGTCAATAGGATTTGCATCAACATTTATATTTTCACTGTCTTTAGGAACTGCGCCATACTCGCCGTCGTTAAATTCTTTAGCACTTTTGTTTGCTTCTGATACAAACGACTCGTCTTTGAGTAAATCTTTGATAATGGAAGTTGGATCTCTTCCTGGTGGTGCTGAAGGTTTGTTAGCCATTTGCTTACTCCCCTAATAATTCTCGAAGTCTGCTACCCTTTGGAACGTAAATCTCTAAACCTGATCTAAAATCATAAACAGGATCTTTCAACGAATTCATATTACGTTGAGCAAATACCCACCAAAGTTTTGGATCACCGTACATATCATAGGCTAACAAATCTGGTCTTTGATGATATTGTGGCTGTATTTCATAAACTACATCATCGCCTTCTTCAGGAACTGGTCTAATTTGAAGAATTCCTAAATATTGATTTTTTACAAAACGTGTTTTACCCCAAGGTGAATTATTTGCCATTAAATGAACCCTCTTTGTCCTGGACCAATATATCCGCCATTAACAAACTTATCTAAACTAAATTTCTCAACTTCTGCTCTTGAATAGATTGGTTGTAATGAAACTGTTACTTGACTTTCTACAGGAACATAAGCAACTCTTGCTCTATCAGTACTACCTGTAACAGTATTGAAATTGTTGTTTCCATTAAATCCAAAGTCAAGATCTACTGCAAGGTAATCAACATCTGTTGGCATATCAATAGTAAAGTTAGTAACAAGTACAGGAACATCTTTGAAAACATAATCTCCATAACCATTTAATTTTACAATAGGTGGAGGAGATCCTGTATTTGATCCACTTCCATAAAACATCTTTGTAATACTTCTTAGATAGTGTAACATTGCTACCCAATATTCACCTTCTAAACTATTTTGAACAATAAACTGACCTGTAAGTGTCATTGCGTCCACACTTGAGTTCTGATAAGCAAAGAACGGATAATTACTATGAACTGGTGTAATTGCATTATAACTTGCTTGATGAGACATAATAATTGTAGGCGTATATGGAAAACACAATCCGCCCGTAGAATCAATCAATCGTCTAATGTAAGGACTGTCTGTAAATGCTTTAATCGGAGGTATACTTAATTTGACTCTCCAATCTTTTGAATTAGGATCTTGTGCCCAAGAAGCACTGGTTAATTCAATCGCTGTTGGCTCACCGTCGTTAGGAATAGTTCGCGAACGAATAGATTTCATAAACCCTTTACCGCCCTGTTGTAATATGTCAACTGTTTGGGCCGCAAAAGATTTAGTAGCGTCTATAATGTCGCCGCTTGTAATTGGTTTTTTAAACTCGTTAAAATCAAATGTATCTGCCATATCTTTTGGTAATCCTTACTACAAGTATTTATTGACAAAATTATCAGAGTATATTATAATAAGGACTATAAATGGAGAAAAATTGTGAAAAGAGTGAATTACCTAAACAACAAGGACCTTTTAGCAGAGATACACAAATCAAAAACAAGTTATTGCAGTTTTGTAGATCCAGAGTACCATCAATTTGACATTATACTACCAAGTGTAGACAAAATCAACGTTAGAACTATTGCAGAAGCAAAACGAAACAAAGCAAAAAGATTGGGCGATGCAGACTATGCCGCACGTAAAGAAGCAGGAGAAAAAGTAAAACAAGCAGATTGTGCTATAGATTATAGAAAAATTACCAAAGAAGAATTAGTTTTTAGAATTATGACATTTGATCATATACCCGATGAAAAAGGTCGTAAGAAAAATCCAAAAAATATTGCAGATCGTAAAGTAAAATTAAACTTTCCACCGTTTCAACACTACAAGTTTGACGATGACAACAACTTAATTTGCGTTGGAAAAAGTCATTGGGAAGGTGGAATGCAGAATGGACAGTTTTCGCTACGCGGAGGTACTGCTACAGAAAAACTTGCACGTATGTGGATGAAACTGTGTGATCGTTATGCTACACGTGGTAACGTAAGAGGATACACCTACAATGACGAAATGCGAGGACAAGCGATTCTACAACTTACTCAAATTGGTCTACAGTTTGATGAGTCTAAAAGTCAAAACCCATTTGCTTATTATACAGCGGCAGTTACAAACTCATTTGTACGTGTTATCAACATTGAAAAACGCAATCAAAACATTAGAGATGACATTCTTGAAATGAATGATATGACTCCAAGTTATACAAGGCAGGCTCAAGGAGAATGGGAAAGACAAGTTGAAGATCAAAGAAAACGGATGGCCGAAGGCGAATAAGTCGTTGACTTTGTGTAAGTTTTCAAGTACACTAATAGAAAGTTCGAGGATAAAAATTTGTTTAAAAAATGTGCAGTATTCACAGACATTCACTTTGGATTAAAATCTAATTCAAAAACACATAACGATGACTGTGAAGAATTCGTAGATTGGTATATTGAAAAAGCCAAAGAGCATGGGTGTGAAACAGGCATCTTCATGGGCGATTGGCATCATAATAGAAATTCACTTAATATTGTAACAATGGATTACTCAATTCGTTGTTTAGAAAAACTTGGAAAAGCATTTGAACAATTCTTTTATTTTCCTGGTAACCATGATTTGTATTACAAAGACAAACGTGACGTTCAATCTGTAGAATTTGCAAAACACATTAAAGGTATTACAGTAGTTGACGAAATTACAACTATTGGTGACAGCACAATGGTGCCGTGGCTTGTAGGTGAAGAATGGAAAAAGATTTCTAAAATTAAAAGCAAATATATGTTTGGTCATTTTGAATTACCAAACTTTTATATGAATGCTATGGTTCAAATGCCAGACACTGGCGAACTACAATCTAAACATTTTGTACATCAAGAGTACGTCTTTAGTGGACACTTCCATAAAAGACAAACGCAAGGAAATGTAACCTACATTGGTAACGCATTTCCTCATAACTATGCTGATGCTTGGGACGACAAACGAGGTATGATGATCCTCGAACACGGCGGTGAGCCACAGTATCTCGATTGGGAAAACTGTCCTAAGTATCGCACAGTAAAATTAAGTCAGTTAATTGATCAAAAAGACACATTAATGAAAGATAAAATGTATCTTAGAGTAACATTAGATATTAATATTAGTTACGAAGAAGCAAGTTTTATCAAAGAAGAGTTTCAAAGACAATACAACTGTCGTGAAATTACATTAATTCCAAGTTTACAAGACGATCAAATTAATACAGATATTGATATTACAAAATTTGAAAGTGTAGATCAAATTGTAGCAGAAGAAATTAATGCTATTGAAAGCGAAAACTATAACAAACAAACACTATTAAACATTTATAATGAGTTATAAGATATGCTGATTAAAGATTTAACAGTTAAAAACTTTATGAGTGTGGGTAACCAGACTCAAGCAGTAGACTTTAGTAATAGACAACTAACATTAGTCCTTGGTGAAAACTTAGATCAAGGAGGCGATGATAGTGGCTCTCGTAACGGAACTGGTAAGACCACTATCATTAATGCCCTTTCATATGCATTATACGGACAAGCACTTACAAACATTCGTAGAAACAACTTAATTAATAAAACTAACGGCAAAGGAATGTTAGTTACACTTAATTTTGAAAAGAACGGCACAAAATATAGAATTGAAAGAGGTCGCGGACCTAATGTTTTAAAATTCTTTATAGACGAAGAAGAAAAAGAAATTACAGACGAGTCACAAGGTGATTCAAGAGAAACACAAAAAGAAATTGATGGCTTATTACAAATGAGTCACGATATGTTTAAGCATTTGGTTGCATTAAACACTTATACAGAACCATTTTTAAGTTTAAAACCAAACGATCAACGTGCTATTATTGAGCAGTTACTTGGTATTACTATACTTTCCGAAAAAGCAGAACAGTTAAAAGTTAAGCAAAAAGAAACACGTGACGGTATTACAGAAGAAACTGCAAGAATAAACGGTATTCAAACTGCAAATGAAAAAGTTGCAGAAACTATTGAAAGTTTAAAAGTAAAATCAAGTGCATGGCGTCAACAAAATGCCAAAGACTGTGAACGTCTACAAAATGGTATTGACGAATTAGAACATTTAGATGTTGAAAAAGAACTTGAAGCACACGAATTACTTTCTAAGTGGGAAGAAAATGACAAGCATAAACGCAACTTAGAAAAAGAACGTGCTACACTTGAAAGTGCATTAAGTCAAACTGATAAACAAATTGCAAAACTTTCAAAAGACTTAGAAGGTCTTAATGATGCAAAGTGTCATGCTTGTGGTCAAGACTTACACGAAGATAAAAAACACGAAATTGAAACTAAACTTCAAGAAGAGTATGGCGAAACTATGACATACTTAATGGAGATTAATGAAAAGTTTGAAAAAGTTCAAACTAAACTTTCTGATATAGGCGACTTAGATTCTAAACCAACAACATTTTATGAAACTGCTAAAGAAGCATACGATCATAAAAACAATGTTGCTAATTTAAAACAAGCATTAAAGTCAAAAGAAACAGAAACAGATCCGTATGTTGATCAAATTGAAGAATTACAAAATACTGCAATTCAAGAAGTTAATTGGAATGTTGTTAACGAACTAACTGTAGAGCAAGAACATCAAAACTTCTTATACAAACTACTTACAAACAAAGATAGTTTTATACGTAAAAAAATTATTGAACAAAATCTTGCATATCTAAACAACAGGCTTACATATTATTTAGATCGTATAGGTTTACCACACACAGTTGTATTCCAAAACGATTTGACTGTTATGATTACACAACTTGGGCAGGATTTAGACTTTGATAATTTGTCAAGAGGTGAACGTAATAGATTGATCCTTGGATTAAGTTTTGCTTTCCGTGATGTTTGGGAAAGTTTATATCAAAATATTAATTTGTTATTTGTTGACGAGTTAATTGATAGTGGTATGGATACAGCAGGTGTTGAACATAGTTTGGCTATCCTTAAGAAAATGGGTAGAGAACGTAAAAAGAACATTTATTTAATTTCACACAAAGACGAACTGCAAGGTCGTGTTAATAATGTACTAAAGGTTGTAAAAGAAAACGGCTTTACCAGTTACGCAAACGACATTGATATTGTAGAATGAGCATCCAAGACGACACACACGATAAGTTAACCAAAGCATATTTGGAATATTACAAAGCAAACGAGCGTTTTGAAAAGAATCGTGGTGTTAGAACTATGCAAGAAACTCGGAAATGGCTCAGAGAAATTAGAACACTTGCTAAAATACGTATGGAAGAAGTAAAAAGTACATACGATTCCAAAAAAGACCCCGAGGCACAATAGGCGTTGGTAAGTATCCATATGCAATGGACTTACAAAGGACAACAAGTAACAGAAATCCCAGAAGGCATAGAAGGCTTTGTCTACTTAATAACCAATTTAACTAACAATCGTAAGTACGTAGGCAAGAAACTCGCAAAATTCAAAAAAACTCGCCCACCTTTAAAAGGCAGAAAAAACAAAAGAAGAGAAAAAGTAGAATCTGACTGGAAAGACTATTGGGGTAGTTCCGATCATTTACTTGAAGATGTACAAAAATTAGGCCAAGAAAAATTTACAAGGGAAATTTTACACTACTGTGAAAGCAAAGGCGTATTAAGTTATCTTGAAGCCAAAGAACAATTCGATAGACGTGTCTTAGAAACTGATGAATACTATAACGGCATTATTAATGTGCGTGTTGGAAGTTCGAAAGTCTTGAAAGAAGCGTTAAAAAAAATAAAATAGGCAAAACATAGTAACGCTGTTTGGTCGGGGATGCTCGACTCACCTTGAGGATATGTGAGAGACCATATTCAGATACTGGTGTGTTACAAGGATAATGCTAACTACAGGCATAAAAGATGTGTGCTCTGTGAAAAAGGTACAACACACGGGTAAGTGATTTCGACTGTTTGGGATCAACTGCCTTCCGCGGATATTGCGAATGCTGAAGTAGGGGGTTGACGGTCTGCCGCCTCCGATGTATTATATAGAATACATTAACACGTTTAATGCACTCTATATGTTACAAATCTTCTTAAACAGAATGGCGATGCTAACTCACATGATGTGAAGCCAAACTTTTAATTCGTCCGGCAACGGGCGAATTGTGGCTCAACTATCTACATGATGCTAAATTGCTTCGCAATTATTGTTCTTAATTAAAAAGAAAATAAGTGTTTGAGCGATAGCGAAAACAAGATGTGCTTTAGCACATCTACTAATACTAAAACTTGCTTGTTACGTCTTTAAGATAATCATTAGGTCTTAATTTTACTTCGGTATTAATCTGATTTTCAGTACCTGTATTGTGTTTAGCAGTTATTTCACTATCACGTGTAAAATAAAATCCTAATTCTTCTGCTTGTTCCATAAATTTTAGAAACGCCGATTCTAATTCAACAACTTCTTTTTTATTCATGTATTAATCATACAAGTCTGGATCTCTACCTAAACCTTTTGGTCTTGGAGGGTGTACTTCCAGTACTTCGTATTCCTCGTGTGGGTTTGCAATTTTGAGTTGCTCGATGATATCATAGGCCTCAGACTCATTTCCGGCTTTGTTGATATCTTTCTTAGCAACCACTATATATGAGTTTGTAGTCATCGTAGAAATATTTAATAATAGTTATCTGGAATAAATAGTATTAGATAACGTTTAAGGATAATTTAATGAAAGTATCGCAAATTGTAGTGGAATCTAAAAAGCAAACCACAAATGAGGCACCTGTAAGCGGTTTTAAACAAGGGTTAACTAAATTAGCGGCCAAAGGATTGGCTAAAGTAGGTGCAAAAGACACCGCTTTAGGGTTAGCAGGTAAAGCAGATACTGGTGACGAAGCAAACAAATTGCGTGGAGAATTCCAAAATTATATGGGATCTACAGGCCAATCAATGGCTAAAATTGAAACAGAAGAACTTATTGCTTGGTTAAAATCTAAAAAATATCCTACAGATTCAATACAACCACCAACAGGTGTAATTAACAAAAAACAATTAGATAAACATCTTTTAAAAGTAGTTCAGGATAACAAAAGAGTGTCAAGCGGAGCAGGTAGTACTGCACAACCGGCCGCTGGCGCGGGTGCTAATGCAAAACAAGGAACTACTAATACAGGAGCAGTTGATAAAGCAACTGCAACAGGCAGTTCAACAGCACCAGATGGTAAAGCACCTCCAACACAAAACGGAAGTGCTGGCGGGCCTGCTACAGAGATTCCACCAAACATTCAAGCACAACTTGATTTATTAAATGATCCAGATAAAAAACGATTGGCGGCGTTAATATAATGAAACTATACGAACTTAATACACCTAATAACAAAACAGCACAAATTCTTACAGAAGGTTATCAAGACCTAACTGAAACACAAAAGATTTATCTTAACAGATGGGAACGTGAACTTTGGCCTTTGCTCGAAGAATACGTTAAACTTGCAGAAGCAGATTTAACTGCTGATCAAATTCAAGATATCTTCCAAGGTGCTGAACAACGTGCAATGGCAGGCGGTAACAACAAAACTATTGCAGGCAAAGTAGGTGCAGGTGTAGCGGCGGCCGCAAAACTTCCAGTTGATATTGCTAAGAAAGTTGATGCTAAAATTAACGAACTTGGTAGACTTGCACAAAACGCTGGACCAGTTAAAAATGCAGATGCTAAGTTTGAAGAACTTAAAAAGAAAATTTCAGCAGAAAATTCAGATTCAAAAATTGTACAAGGCATACAAAAAGTAAGCGACTGGGCAAAAGAAAATCCAGGCAAGGCAAGTATTGCTGTAGGTATCTTAACAACTATTGCGGCGTTTGCGGGTGGTCCTGCAGGAGGTGCCGCGGCTGGTTTGATTCTACGTGCTTCCAAAGATTTACTACAAGGTGAAAAATTATCAACAGCAGTTGGTAAGTCAGTTAAAACAGCGGCATATGGTGCTCTTGCTGGTATGGCCATCCAAGGCTTAACTGACAATATGGTTGACAACATTGCAACAGGTAGTGAAGCAGAAGCAGATGC